TAATATTCTTTATAAGTACGCACAGTACTGTATCAATAAGTCTAATAACAAGGAGTTTATGGATTACCCCATATGGAAAATGAAGATAGGTCAAATAGATCTATTTAAGTTACATCATTGGGATAACCCGGCTAAACGTTCTAGTCTTAAGTGGATACAATACAGTATGGACTGGCAGAATATATTGGACATGCCTATAAATCATACAACTGAGATTAAAACTCTTGAGGAGATTGATACTATCATTGAATATAATGTTAATGATGTCCAGTCAACTAAAGAAATATTTAATAGGTCAAAGTCACAGATTAAACTACGTAAGGAGCTAACAGATACTTATGGTATTAATCTATACAGTGCATCTGAACCAAGGATTAGCAAGGAACTCTTTGGATATTATCTGACACAAAAGTTAAACATTCAAAAGAGAGACTTGAGGCAGATGAGAACCAGAAGAGATAGCATCAAAATATCTGATATCATATTACCTTATATTAAGTTTACGTCTCCTGAATTCCAGACATTACATGAAAGGTTTAAATCTCTAGAAGTTGATGGATCAAGACTTAAGGGTAACTTTAAGTATAGCGTCAACTATAAGAATGTGAAAACAGATTTTGGTTTAGGTGGTGTTCATGGTGCTGCTAGCAAAGGTGTGTATGAATCAGATGATGATATGGTTATAATGTCATCAGATGTTACTAGTTTTTATCCTAATCTAGCTATTAGAAATAAGTTTTCACCAGGTCACTTTCCTAAAGAAGAGTTTTGCAATCAGTATGAGTGGTTCTTTAATGAAAGAAAAAAGATTCCTAAGAGCAACCCAATGAACTATGTATATAAGATTATACTTAATTCAACTTTTGGTCTTAGTAATGATGAGAACAGTTTCTTTTATGATCCAGAGTTATGTTTAAAGATTACTATTAATGGTCAGCTAACTTTAATGATGCTTTATGAGCAAATTATGGAAAGGATACCAAATGCAATTCCTTTATTACATAACACAGATGGTGTAGAAACAATCATTCCTAGAGAACACACAGATTTATATATGCAAATATGTGAAGAGTGGGAGAAAAATACCAATCTAGAATTAGAACATGATGAATATCAAAAACTAGTTCTTTCTGATGTAAATAATTACATAGGCGTAAATAATTTTGTAGAAGTAGATATAACAAAGTGGAGAGAGATCAAGCAGAGTCAACCTCATTATGTATTTAAAGTAGATAATGATAAGTTTAGCTTTGCTCCTGTAAAACTAAAAGGACGTTTTGATTTCCATGATCTACAGTTACATAAGAACAAGTCTAAACTCGTAATACCAAAGGCTATTTATGAATACTTTGTAAATAATGTCTTGCCTCATGATTATCTAGATACAAATAAGAATATTTTAGATTATTGTATTGGTGGTAAATCTAAAGGTGATTGGAAACAAGTGGCTAGATCTATTGAAAATGGTGTTCTTAAAGAAGAAGATCTACAAAAGATTAATAGATACTTTATTTCTAAGTCAGGTGTTAAGATTACAAAAGTAAATAAGAAAGATGGTAGAGAGATACAACTAGAAGCAGGCCGCTGGTTGCAAACAGTATATAATGATATGAAAGTAGAACCTAAATGGGAAAACTATAATATCAATAAAGTTTACTACTTGCAAGCAATTGAGTCTGAGATAGATAGTATATTATCTGTATCAGCTAATCAATTAAAATTATTTTAATGATTAAAGTCCAAAAGACTAAGACTTTAGTTACTAAACCAAATAACAATAGTGCAAACTGCATAGCTCCAAACATCATTTATGGTTGCTTTGGTGGCTGTGTAGACACTTATTGTTATATGTCAAGGTATAATGGTAAAAGAGTCTTTGTCAATGAAAACGTTGATGAAATATTTCAGTCTGTTGTTGAATGGGAAAAAGGTTACTTTAAGAATCCTGATCAGCAAGACCCTATATATACTATGGTAGATGTAGCATGTAACTCAGATTTAGTTATGATGCAAAAACATATGCCAGAACCGTTGATTGATTATCTTAAACGTTATGATGATCACCCGCAGCTTAATACTACTATGGCTACAAAGTATCCAGGTTTATTGAAGTTAGATGTAAATCATTTTAATAAACCACCAAGGGTTCGTGTTAGTCTTATGCCTCAGAAGTATTCTAATATATTAGAACCTAAGATGCAGGCAATAGAGAGCCGTATAACTGATGTTAATAGACTCAAGAAATTGGGCTGGGAAGTACATTTAAATTATAGCCCTCTTGTCTTTTATCCAGGTTGGAAAGAAGAGTACAATGATTTGTTTTCTGAAGTAAATGCATATGCAGGCATAAATAAGTGTGAGGTAATAGCATTAACTAATCATAAGCATCAAATGGCCAAGGCTTCACCAGAAGCAAAGGAGTTGATGAGACGCTCAAGTGAAGTTAAGAATCAAACCGGTGTAATGAGGTATCCTTTAGAGCATAAAGGTAGATTGTTACATGAATTTAAGAAGATATATCAGAAGTATTTTCCTTTAGAAACAATAAGATATATATTTTAATTTGCTGAGTCAGATTAATTTAGTATATTTACACTAAATAAGTTTACAATATGGGATACACAAAACCAAAAGAAGTTACTAGAGCATATCTAGAAAATGAACCTTTACCAGTACACGGTAAATCTTATACAGTTATATCACACAAAGAAGTGATAGATAACGCAAAGAATCTACTTAAAACAAGTGGATTCTCTATAATTAATGAAGTCTATAGATCTAATATGAATGCTAATGTAGCACAGGGGATCTATTATTTAAGGCCAACAAACCCGGATGATACTGCAATGCAGGAAGAAGAGCTGGGTATGATGTTTGCCTGGACCAACTCTTATGACAAGAGTACTAGATTCCAATGTAGTGTTGGTGCATATGTAAAAGTATGTGGTAACGGTATGATTGCAGGTGACATGATGAATTATAATAGAAAACATACTGGTACAGCCAATATGGATACTAAGATTCATATGTCAGACCAAATAAAGAATGCTGAGAAGTATTACAAAAGGTTGATTGCTGATAAAGAATATCTTAAATCTATAAATATTAGTTGTAAAGAACAGTCAGAGCTAGTAGGAAGATTGTTTATTGATGAGGATCTTCTTGACACACAGCAAACATCCATGATTAAGAAAGAGATGGACAAACCATCTTTTGATTATGGTCAGGGTAATTACAGTGCATGGGCCTTTTATAATCATGTAACGCATGCATTAAAGAAAGCACACCCACGGGACTGGTTAAATGATCAACAGAACTTTCATGATTTTATTACAGTGGAATTGATTAACAAGAATTTGTATAATGGTGTAGAGTTAAATACAGATCCACAGTTAATAGATATAACAATGGAAGACGCAGTTGATATAGTCATTGATGAAGATATCACAAGCAAGAGACTGATTCATGAAATGTATATGGGTAGATTATGAGTCCTTGGCAAACAGTAACTATTATAATACTTACTATAGCCATTGGATATTTAATCTTCAATAAAAAACTGGGTGAATAAATAAGGGAGGCAAAACCAACCATACAAAGAGGCGTATGCCAATTAATAATTATTAAATGTTTTTAACCTTTGTATGGGCCTCCTCACCTGTTTAATTATGAATTGGAAAAATACTCTAATGACAGAACCGGAACAAAGAGCAAACAGCATATATGAAAAGCTGGGCCCTATTGATGGGCATATACATATCCTACAGTTGCAGTACTTCTGTGAAAATATGAAGCATGATTTGCTCATAGATTATTGGAGTGAAGTTATGGTGATATTCATAACTATAAAGAGTTCTAGTAGAGAAAGTATAAGAGATTGGTTAGCATGAAAAAGTTTTTAGAATTTGCATTAATATGGTACAGTCAGCAAATGGCAATACCGTTCTGGATCGTTGGACATATACATCTAAGCGTAAATGTTTATAAAGATATCCATGAAATTATAGTAAGTCTAGGATTGAACATGCTCGTCCTAATTGGATTTATACTTGATTACCGTAAAAATAAAGATAAATGAAAGCAGAAGAAAGAAAAGAAAGACCAGTCTTTACTGGCGTATTAAAATATTTTCCCAAAGCTATTATGGAAATAGCTCGTGTATCATTACAAGGGAACAAACAGCATCATCCTGATAAGCCATTGCATTGGGATCGTAATAAGTCTACTGATGACTATGATGCATTAGCTAGGCATCTGATTGATGCAGGTACTATAGATGATGATGGCATTCGTCATACTGCAAAAGTAGCATGGCGTGCTCTTGCGTGTTTAGAAAAAGAACTAGAAAATGAAAGATGATTTAGTAATAATCTGGCCTTCTTAGTCTTTACTCTCAAAGTTACCTGATAGTATACCGTACATATTACTTGTACTAGTTTGACCACCAGTTGCAAAACCTCCATTACCTGTTGACTTATCAACTACTACTGAGCCACCAGCCTTTACTTTAGGGCTGTGTGGGCTCATTGGGTCAGTTGCTTTATTTGTTACTTGCTTTGACATATTCTATTAATTTTTGATTTAACCATTCGTAATCAGGATGCTTCTTTGTTGCCATCAATCTGAAAGAAATCTCATCAGCTAATTTTTCAGCTGATGCAAGATCATCTATTGTTATATGATCTTTAAAATCTCTATTTCTATTATACTGATCTACAACCCAGTCCAGTCCTTTATCATTATATGGAAGATCTCTTATTATCATTATAGTATTAAACCGTGATCTAATAATGCTGCTTTAAAAGCATTAAAATAATATGAACCTGGATTAGCAGAACTATTACTTACTACACCAAGATAGCCATTATGTGTGAATCCTACTTCCGTAGTTGGATAAGGTCTTATTGCTTTGATTCCACTCCCTCCTGCATAATTACTATATAGAGTATCTACACTTGTACCTTGATAGGCAGTTGCAGGTATTGCAGCACTAGCAACTGTAGGGTCAGAGAAAGGGATAGGAGTATTAAGACCCACAGTAAATGCACCATTATAACCCCATATACCTGTCATTGCTGGTCCAGCGTTAGGTTCCATATTCATACAAATACCTCTCAAAGTTACAGAGTTAGATGTATTATTAAATGTATTAACCACTCTCTGTGTATCACCTACAGTATCACCACCTGTACTTGTATTTCTTGTATCCCAAAAATTGAAATATCTATTACCACCACAACAAGACTCATCATAAATTGCAAACATAAAAATTTGAGTGGCATCAAAGAACCAATCTGCGTTTGCTAAAGAGGTATCTGAAACTGGTCCAACATCTAAAGCACCGTTACCAGCTTGACCTAAACCCCTGTTAGCTAAACCATCTATAGGGTGTTCAGTAGCATCATGACACCATATAATGTGTGAATTATATCCATCTACACCATTTGTTGCTGAATTATGCGGTACACCAGCTGCTGTTTCTTGAGCATATGTTTGACCTGTAGCATAAAAGTCTTGGAATGTATTTCTTAAATTATTTATATCAGTATAATCAGCACCTATCATTGTAGCAGTTAACTCAAATGTTAACTCTGTATTTGCAGCTACAGTATGAATTATAGCGTTTCCACCGGCATCCTCTAGTGTCATTTGCCCCGGTATAGCAGTAAAGTTTGTAGCTGCAACAAACGTTCCTGGTAGAATTCCTGGACCTGATACACTCATACCTGGTCTTACACACCACCATGAAGAATTTCCATTAGTTGAACTACTATTCCATCCAGCAGCAACATTTAGTGGAACGTCAACTCTTCTTAGACCACCTATGCCGGGATTCATTTGAAGAGTACTTGTTCCTGTACCTGTACCACCAGTATCTGATTGAGAATATACTCTTGCTAAACTTGAGTTTGATGCTATTGTATTTACAATATCATCCATTGATCCTGATAGATCAAACCAGAAATTAAAGAATGTATCCTTATCTGGGACAAGACCTGCTATATTACAAACTTGACCTGTAGAGTTAGCAGGAGTATCAGTATCTGTTACTGTCAAGGCTAATGTGAATACACCACCTGTTACAGGATAAGTTCCTGTTATAGTACCAGTACAGTCATTATTATACGTATTAGTTAGCCATGTAGCCGGAAGACCAGTAGCATTATCTGTTAAAGTAAAACTTACACTGAGTTGGTTACATGCGTGATCTGGATCACTTACTGTATAATTATATGTATAAACATCTCCTGCTATAAGACTACTTGTGTCAGGACATGAGCTAGTCCATATAGGTGGTTCAGCTACTGCATTAACAATAATTGTTACAGTAATAGGATCTGTTGTACAATATCCATCAGTTGCTGTATAAGTAAATTGATCTGTACCAAAATAATTAGTAGCTGGAGTATATGTATATTGACCAGTAGTTGTATTGAAATTTAATGTACCATTACTAACATTAGTTTGTAATGCATAAGTAAGACCATATCCACCAAAGCCATCATCAACAACTACAGCTTGACTTGATATAGCTATATTTTCATCTGTTGTAAGTGTTTGATTTGTTCCTACAGGACATTGATTAGATGAATAAAGTTTACAACAAGCATCCCAAAATAAAACATTATTTGCTTGACCGGGTGCTTGGTAGTTTATATATTTAAATTTAAGTGTCTCACCAAATAACAGTGTATCTGTATCTTTATATCCATTCATACCATTGGCACCTATTGTCCATGATACCTGATTGTTCCATAGTTCACCCGGAATACCCCAACCATTTGGGAATCTAATAGCATCTTGTGCTAGAAGAGCACCACTCTTTACATTTTCTGCAATGACGTGTCCTTCTTGACCATCTGTTAATCCTGTCATACCACCAATACGCATATATGCTACACTTGTATCATCAAGAGGTACATATGCATTAAGGTAAGTTTGTGTCCAGTCATTAACATCACTCATCACAAGTGTATCAAATCCTACAGGAGGAACAATTGTAGCTACATCTCTAAACTTAACTTCATTAGAAGCACCTGTGTCTCTTACTAATACTTCTGTAAGAGTATCATCTTGTGCTACTGTATCTAAGAATAATTCTTTTGTTTGTTGTAGCTTACCATCATTAGTAATCTTAGTAGCAGGCGTTGTTGAGTTACCATCCTGTATTAATAAAGAACAACCTAATGTATTTGAATCAGGTGTCCATAAAGGAATTCTATATACAGCACATATTTCACCTACAATTGCAGCAGGATTATCTTGCCATGCAAAAGTAGTACCATCAGAAATAAGAATCTGATCTGCTGTTCCAATAGGTAACTCTTGTTTTAAATTGTTTATATTACCTTGCCATAAGCTTCCATAAGTCAAAGCTTCTACAACATCATCATCTGACCATATAACTCTTCCGTCACCTAAACCTACAAGTACTTGAGATAATTGACCTACATTTCCTTGTGAGTCAGTTACTGGTCCATTAAGTATAATATTTGAATTTAAAGTTGTAGTAGTTGTTGGAACATTTGGGGATGCTGTAATACTACCATGTTGTACATTTACTAATGCAGTAAATGTAACTCCATCCATTGTAAAGTTACCATCATCTTCTAATACACCTCCTGGTCCTACAATAACAACACGGTCTTCTGTTAATGTTGGAGTTGTTATAGTACCTTGTACATATAAGTCACCTGCAATATTAATAGTATCACCTACTGCATTTTGTGTTATGATAGAATCCATTAATGTATCCCATGCACATGAGCCTTCTGGTGTTGTATACACAGGAACAACTCCTAAATTACCTGAGCCAGGTTGTGTTCTTGTTAAGTTCTCAGTAACTTCACATACTAAGTCACCAAACTTCACAACAAAAGGTTCCATCTTAGGGTTATAAGCCGCACCTGTATTCAGGGAACTGTTATTATAAAGTTTACCAAACTCAAAATGATCTCTCATTTTGTCTAGTTTTGTCTTCTTTTTATTTCTTTTTAGTAGCCCTAAGACCTCTTGTATATAAACACTCATTTCTTTTTATTTTAGTTTTATTATATAGTATTTAATCCAACATCATAAATTACAACGTTAACTAAAGTAGCTGCCGGTATATTTGGATTAGTAATATTATTTGTACCAATTATACAACTGGTTGTAGTCTTTAGTCTAACATATGTATGAAAAGCTGTGGTTGAACTTTCAGTTGTTAAACATACTAAATAATTTGTTCCTGATAATGGAGTTGTCCAACTTAAAGTAGATGATGCTGTACCATTACTAGTTACTGATAATGTACCTATTCCTGATCTACCTGAATTTGTAAATATGCTTCCACCTGTATCAAAAGAACACCATGCTGCAGCCTGAGCAAAAGTACTTCTAGATACCATTCTATCTAGTAAATCAGCAATTACTAATTCTTTTACCTCATCAATTCCTAAACCTCCTGAGTCTACATCATTATATATTATTGTATCTTTTTCAAGATCTACATTTTCTTTAATACCATTTGCAGCACAGTTAATTACGTTTGTTGCTAAAGGTCCATATTCTACACTTACTGTACTACCATTTTTATTAATACCACAACCTGCAATAATAGATGTACTACCCGGCTCAGACCATTGACCTGTTGCATCTAAATAAAACTTTTGGCTACCAGGATCAGAACCATATGATGGTACATGTCCTACATTAGTCCCTCCAGTAAATACATTTGATGTTAAGTTTAGAGCTTGACCATTAATGATCCCACTTAAAGGAGCACCTGTACTTGTTCCTAAATTAAAGTTTACAGCAGTAACTCCACCTCCAGTACCGTTAGCAGCAGCAGTAATATGCCCCATATTATCTATAGTAATATTAGCATTAGTATAACTTCCTGCTGTAACACCTGATGTATCATGTGTAAATACTACCTCATCTGTAGCTTGTGCAAACGTGCTAATAGGAGCTGTTCCTATTAAGTTTAACTTATCTCCATTTGTTATAACCTGATCTGTACCACCATCAGCCTGTACTGTCCATGATGTCATACCACCTCCTCCAGTTCCGTTAGATGCTACAGTAATTTGCCCTTGAGCATTTACTGTAATGTCTGCATTGGTATAAGACCCGGCTGTTACACCAGTATTATCTAAGTCTATAGCTACTGTATTAATAACTGGAGTTGAGCCAGCAGTAGTAGCATTAGTTGTAATACCTGTTCCTCCTTCAATATTTAATTCAAAATCTGTTGGGGAAGCAAGACCACTACCTGTATTTAAATTATCTCCTCTTGTCCAGAAACCTGCATAGTATCCTGGCATTAAATAAAACTGTTGCTTATAAAGTTGATCACCCCCGTTAGTATCACTAAACATAAAGTAATCTAAACTAGCAATACCCGCAAGAGTAGGTCTAGCCATAATTAGATTGTCAGCACCTACTGTATCAACACCTATAGTAACAGTGTCCGTTCCAGTTACATCAATTGTTAAACCTCCTCCAGCTGAACCTGTTGCTGCAGAGAAAGTTATAGTATTAGCATCTTCAACTTCTTCAGTTGTAACACCATCTGTTATAAAGAAGCTTGACATTGATCCACCTCCTCCGGTGCCATTTGCTGCTGCTGTTATTCTACCTTGTGCATCTACAGTTATATCTGCATTAGTATAGGCTCCTGCAGTTACTGCTGTATTATCTAAGTCTAATGTTAAAACATTAGTACCAGATGTTGAAGAAGTAAGAGCAACACCACCTTGTATAAGAGCTATATCACCATTACCTATATTTTTAGCTGCTCCTATATCACCTTGTAAATCCCAACCGGCTGAACCAATATTAACAATATCACTAATTGAAGCATTAAATACCATAGGTGTAGCACCTGATGCTTCTGACCAGTTTATTAATGATGTTGCATCTGGGGCTTTAAGGCTAGTTAAGTATATATAGTTATCTGTTCCTGAGTAATCTAGTCCTATCTTATTAGTTGTATTATCAACTGTAATACCAGGGTCATTTGTATAAATTGTATCAGGTATTGTAACTACTATATTATCTGGAGTTGGTTCTGTTAATGTTACACCTGCTCCTACAAAATCAATTGATTGAACTGCAGCTGTTAATGATGTACCATTATCTAGTATAGTAACTGCTCCTGAAGCATATTGAGGAACATTTAAAGTATTACCAACTAAAGTAGCAGCACCACTAGTTCCTGTTGTAGTTAATATTAGGTTGGTTGGTATTGAGGTTAATAAAGCTAAATTACCTGCACCGTCTACATATTGTGTAGCATCACCTGCCCATGTAAAATCTAGAGCAGGAGTACTTGTTGGGTTTGCAACTAACACATCTAAAGCATCTCCTGCTGTTGTAGATGAAACACTTGTTACTGTTCCTATGTTACCATCAATTCTAAAATCACTTCCAGTATTTGTTAATGTTATACCAGTACCCGCTATTACTGATACTACATCTGATGTACCATCTGAACCATTTAATGTAAGATCTATATCAGATAAATTTTGTACAGAAGATAAAGTATATGTTGTGTCATTATCTGCCGGGATAGTTGCCCAAGTATTATCACCTCTTAAATATTTACTAGAGTCAGGAGTTCCTGTTGCAGATAACTCTGCTGTGATGGTTCCTGCTGAAGTTATTACCCCACCTGATACATCTACAAATACACCATTAGATGTATCTACTGATGTAACTGTTCCTGTAAATTGATCAGTTGAATTAACTGTAACTATTCCTTGTCCATTTATTGGAGTAATGCTTATGTTTGTTCCTGCTATAATTTGTTGAACACCAGAAGCATTATCAGGTAGATCAGAAACCTTAACTTTCTTTATATTATTATCTGATGCATCACTAAACCATAAGTAATCATTATCTGTAATTACTTCTGTAGGTGCAACTATAATTGCATTATCTACACCCGCATAGTCTATATTGACTATTGGATCTGCCGCTGTTCCAGTTAAGTTGATACCAACACCACCAGTCACACTTTCTACAAGACCAAGATTAGTTATATATTCATATACATCGTCTCCTGTTACTAACCAAGTATTATTATCACCAACTGCTCCTGTAATAGTGTTTACAGTTGGATCTTGTGCTGTTCCTCCAATAGATATTGTATCAGGAGTATCAGTACCAACACTAGTAACGCCTGTTATAGTAGGCATTGTTACATTCTTAGTATTAACATCTGTAATGTGACCTGTTGCATCTGACACTATAGTATCTATAACAGAAAACTGGACACCAGGTCCAGGAGTTACAGAAGAAGTAGTATCTGTTCTAGTTGTATTATCGTGATTAACTGTTACTGTATTTGCAATATTTACTGTGCTTATTTTAGCACCTCCTGCTATATCTACTGTATTATTATCTGACACTACAGATGATGCAGCATTGTCAGCAGTTAAGTTCCATGAAGACATTGACCCGGTACCATTTGTAGTCCACTCTAAGGTATTACCAGCACCTACTGTAAGAACCTGACCAACAGACCCTGTACCATTAGATGTGTCTATGACAGCTGGGTTTGCTGCCATACTTAACCAAGCAACTTTAAATTTCTTATTGTTGATTAATTCATATTGATTAGCACCATCATAAACAAGCTCACTCTCACCAAGAGAACAAGTACCACCATCCCACATTGGGATAACATTGGCTGTATTAGATCCAGTACATTCTACCCAAGTTCCTGATGTAACACTAAGTTCTACATCAGATCCATTACTTACAACGGTTATTCCTGTTTTTCCAACAAGACTTACTGTATCTACAGTACCATCTGAACCAGTCAGGTTAAGATTAGTTTTACCAGCTAGATCCACATTTGCAAAATCATAAGTGGTATTTCCTGCACCATTGATAGCAGAAGCAAGATCAAATATTGAAATCAATTCTTGATCTAGTTTAGGCAGATATGCCATAACATTTAAAGAACTATCTTGTTTAGTAGATAAAACTAAGTAATCTTCCTTACCATCTGTATTTACATCATATGGTTTTGGTGCATATTTTTTCTTGGAAAATAATCCAATTACATCTTGTAATAATGAGCCCATTGTTTTTTATTTATAAGTACAGTGCAGATAGTTTAATACTAGCCGTTCCTGAACATGTTATTGTTATATTACCATCAACATCATTAAAAGCATCAACTTCAAAAGGTCCTAAGAACCCTTCTTGATTAGCAGCTAATGTTAAAACAGCATCTTCTTTTGTAAGTACTCCTAACAAAGGATCTACAACAGTAGTAACTACAGGAACAACTGTAGCTGTTACTGATGAACCACTGGCATTTTCAATATGAAAAAATTGCTTTCCTGTATTTGCAAGTTTATCACCTGCTGGTTCAGGAGTTACTGTTACAGGTACTATACCCGCTTGAGTTATTTGTTGTGCTGTTAATGTTGCCATAGTAATTTATTTTTTACCGTTTCTATATCCATTTTTAAAAGCTTCTGATTGAACTGGTTCAGATGCTCTAGTAGACATACGTTTAATCTCAACTCCTTGTGCAGCTAGTCTCATTCTAGTTGCAGTAGCAGTTGCATTCTTTTTTGCTTGAATTTTTGCTGGTATAGAAGTTGGGTCAAAATACCCATTCTCTACCTTTCCGTCTCCCATTGGGAATGATATTTTTTTAGCCATGATTATTATTTTTTAAGCAAGTGAGATCCATCACAAGTACCATCAGCACTTTGTGTATTTCCACATGCACATTGTTGTCTATTATTATTCATATTTTATTTTTTATATGCTCTACGTGCAGTTTTTCTAACCATACCTTTTTTGGTACCTTTCTTTTTCTTTACTGAGCCACCTCTTCTCATTTGCATTTCACTAGAACCTTGGATTACATCCATTACGTCTGTAGTTCCCATAGCACCACCCATTTTAGCAAACATATTTTGGTATGAATAATCCATACCACCATCTCCATAAGAGTCTTTTTTCTTTCTAGCTCCTCCTACCTTGTAGGAATTTTTCATATTATTTTGCATAATTTTTATTTTTTATTAATTGTTGTATATTTTTCAAATCCACGTGACCCAAAATAAGCTACATAAATTGTAACTAACAAGGTCTTTAATAATTCTACCCAACTATCATCTATATCAAATGCTATATCTAATGAGTCAAGAATAATGTACAAGGACGTAATAACAGTTAAATAAATTAATGTCATAGGTCTTGTATTTTTAGAGAGCCATGAATCTGATTTCATGTCTGACTCCCATCTTTTACTAACTTCTTGAAGTTCTATCTGATCTAATTCTAAAAGTTTTAAAGCTTTCTCTTTGTCTTCTGGTGGCATAGCAGGATCTTTATCTATAAGATTCTTTACTATACCAAGAACACCAGAGTCTGGTAATAAATCTCCTACTGTATCTACAATAGCAGAACCATTACCAACAAGGAACTTTCCTACCTTGGTATCTCTAAACTTCTTTCTGGGTTTTTTATCACTCATTATATTTATTTTATGGGTAAATTCTAACTTTTAACATTGTACCACCCAATCTATCATCTTCAAGTACACTTGTTGAAGGCTCACCACATATAACATTAATCCAGTTATTGCCTACACTTACTATATTAGCAAATGATGGACCTGCTTTAAAAGTTTGTGATATTTCAAAAGTAGCTTTAGTTGAGTCAATTGGTGTAGCCCATGTTCCTCTATACTGTCCTGCTGATAATCTGGTCCAAGTTAATGAGTTTGCTGGAGATAAATCATTATACTTTACTTCTTCCGTTGGAACACCCGTGCCAACTTGGCTTAATATACCTACATATGATTCATAATAATGATCTAATGCTATTGCTACTGACTTAGGATTAGCTGTTGAACCTAAAGGAACACCAGTTACTGTTCCTACTCCATTACGTCCCCAAAATAAAACATTATCTGCATCATTTACAGTAAAGCCTGGTCCTGCACCACCTGGATTCTCATCATATACATTGAAGCTAGTCATACCACCACCGCCACCACCAGCTGCATCAATTGTTACCTCATTTGATCCTGAGTCAGATAAAACTATATTATTACCTGCAACTAATTTTACATTACCTAATGATCCATCAGAACCGGTTAGTTTTAAGTCTACATTAACACCTGATTGAGAACTAGTATAAGTATATGTTGTGTTATTATCTGTAGCATTTATAGTGATCTCATTTGTTGATTCACCAATAGTAATCCCATTACCCTCAACTAATGTTCTGAAGTTAAGTGTCTCACCAACTTTATCTTTCCATACTTTTTTACCACTACCAACATTAGCTGCTAAGTTTGGTTCTCCTTCTGAATCAAACTCAATATAATCATCATCTGCTGATAGTTTTATAGAAAGGTTTGGGCTCATTGAATATAGACCCCTAAAAAAGCTTGTACACTTTCCAGTTGCTGGATCTATATCTTCTTTTTTAAATACACCAACAGAGTCACTTACCTTAATGATGTTCTCATTAACGCAGTTTTCAGATGAAGCAAGGTCTTTGACTTTAATCAGCTTAACTGACTTATATGGTATAGGAGAAGCAACACCTGTCATTTCAGGTTTCTCATTCCACATACCTAATACAACAACGTCATCTTTTCCTGCAACGTTAGTAAACTTCCCTCTTTGTATTAAACTTAGTATGTCAGTTAATATATTCATATCTTATTTTCCTGAGTGGGTCCAACCACCTAATTTATATGACTGCATTTTTGATGTGCCATCAGCAGAAGATGCAACTCTTTTAGCATCTCCACCTTTAGTCATCTTTTGCTCCATAGAGCTCATCATAATATTATCCATTGCTGCTTCACCACCCTCAGCCATTTTACAAAGTAGTTTGGCTTTTTGTCTTGTCATTTTTTGAGCTTTTAGGCCTCCACCTTTTTTATTTTTCTTCATGATACATCAAATGTTAATGTTGCTATGAGCAAGTAAAGTTTAACTGTAGTATAATCAGCTGTCTCATCTGGTGCAATGTAATCCCAGCCCAAGGCTAGTCTATTATGTGGCCAGTGAAAAGCTATTTCTAATTGCCAATCGTTCATTATATATTGCTTTTAGTTTTTTTACATAGTCCATCACGGCAATGCCCTAAACATAATCTACCACCTGATAACCATTGTATTAATAAACATACTTGTCTCATTACTTCTTTTTACCTTTAAGTGCTTTTACTGCAGCTTTAGTTCTTTTCTTAGTTTCTTTAGCACCAGCAATAACTTTTTCGTCAACTTCTGTCTTAGACCAGGCCCATTTCCAATAGTCCTGTAGGCTAAATGTCCATACTACGTGTAAAATTTTCTTGATCATCATTTTTAATTTACATTACTATACTAATAATATACAAATTTTAAAGAACCTAATCAAATATAATAGTATATTTGTAAATAGTTGGTCAGAAATGTATATAGATAATATACAAAATTTCTCTTAAAAAAATCTATAAATCTTTTAATAACAAACATATGAATAAAGTAGATCCAATAATTTTTAAAAATAAATTCAGCATTGAGTTTTTACCTACTGAGACACTCCTTGGTTTAAAAACTATTAATTGTGAAGTACTGTGTGAAGACAATGAATACCGTTGGGTAAATGGTATTGAGATAGGTCTTATATTTTTTACATTCACTTATGCAAATATGAAGTCATAAATTTTATTGTCTAAAAAATTTTGACTAAATTATACTTACCTAGCTGCACTCTTTTCAGGGTGTGGCTTTTTAATCCTTAATAAATAACCTTATGAACAAAGACATCTTTAAACCTAGAACAAATATATTGCCTTATGAGTATCCCCAACTATTAGCATATAAAGATGCTATAAGACATTCTTACTGGATAGATACAGAATTTAATTTTACAGAAGACATACAAGACTTTAAGGTAACTATATCTAAAGAAGAAAAAGATGTAATTAAAAAAACAATGCTTGCTATTGCACAAATAGAAGTTAATGTTAAAACCTTTTGGGGAGATCTTTATAAGAGAATGCCAATCACAGAAGTAGGTGATGTAGGCTTTACTTTTGCTGAGTCAGAAGTAAGACACAAAGATGCTTATGCTAGGCTACTTAGAATACTAGGATTAGAGAAAGAATTTCAATCAGTAGTTGAAGTACCTGCAATAGAAGGTAGACTTAAGTATTTAAAAAAGTACTTAGATGGTACACGTTCTAGAGATAATAAAATGTATACTAAGTCTGTATTGCTGTTCTCTTTATTTATAGAGCATGTAAGTCTATTTAGTCAGTTCTTAATTATGATGAGTTTCAATAAAGAAAAAAATGTACTTAAAGGTATATCTAATGTTGTTGAGGCCACTAGCAAAGAAGAAGAAATACACGGAAACTTTGGTGCTGAGATTATCAATATTATTAAAAAAGAAAACCCTGAGTGGTTTGATGCAGAGTTTGAGGAGCTTATTTATTCTGCATGTAGAAAAGCATATAGAGCAGAATGTGGTATACTAGATTGGATCTTTGAGCAAGGGGAATTAGATTTCCTACCAAAGCAAACTATCTACCACTTTATAAAAAACAGATTTAATAACTCTCTAGAAAAGATAGGTATGAAACCAATCTTTGAAGTAGATAGAGAAATATTAAAATCAGTAGAATGGTTTGACATAGAGATAACTGGAACCAAAGAAGGAGACTTCTTTTACAAAAAGAGTGTAGACTATAATAAAAAAAGTAAGAGCATCACAGTTGATGACTTATTCTAATAAACCAACAATAATGGAATATAATAAATACTACTGGCTAAATGAAGATAGCCGCACATTTTTATCAAGAGGATATATATCAGAAAGCCCTGAACAAAGAATCAAAGACATTGCTATAAAAGCAGAAAAGTATTTGAATATAAAAGGCTTTGCAGAAAAGTTTGAGGACTACATGGCAAGAGGGTTTTACTCTCTGTCTACTCCTGTATGGATTAACTTTGGTAAACAAAAAGGTTTGCCTATAAGCTGTTACGGATCTAATGTTGATGACAACTTAGATAGCATATTAAATGCAGGGCGTGAAATTGGAATGATGAGTAAATATGGGGGAGGTACAAGTGCTTTTATTGGAAACATTAGAGCAAGAGGAACAGAAATATCTACAGGTGGTTTTGCTGATGGGCCAGTTCATTATGCTAAGATTTATGATACAGTAGTAGATGTATGCAAGCAATCTGAGGCAAGACGTGGTGCTTGTGCAGTATACCTACCAGTTGAACATCCAGACATCTCAGAGTTCTTAGACATAGGAACAGAAGGTAACCCTATACAAAACTTACAGTATGGAGTTACAGTTACAGATCAGTGGATGAATGAAATGAAAGAAGGAGATAAAAGTAAGCGTAAGGTGTGGGCAAAAATTATTCAGAACAGAAGTGAGTTTGGCTTTCCTTATATTATGTTTAAAGACAACTCTAATAATAACTCTCCTTACAAAGAACTTGGAATGGAGATCACAGCATCAAACTTATGTTCAGAGATTCAACTTCCTACAGATAGTTATAACTCTTTTGTATGCTGCCTTGGGTCTATTAACTTATTACACTGGGATCAGATAAAAGAAACTGATGCAATTGAAACATATGTGTATTTCTTAAATGCAGTAATGGATGAATTCATTATTAAATCTGAGACTATGCCAGGCATGAAGAGAGCATTTAACTTTGCTGAAAAACATAGAGCAATTGGTCTTGGTGTGTTAGGGTATCACTCATTGTTTCAATCTAAGCTTCTTGAGTTTGACTCACTACAAGCTAAAGGATTAAATAGTGAAATCTTTAGAACACTAAAAGACAGAAGTGAGATTGCTTCTAGAGAGTTGCATAATGACTACGGATACACATCTCTAAGAGAAGGATATGCTAACACTACTCTTATGGCTATTGCTCCTACTAAGTCTAGTTCTTTTATACATGGTGCTGTATCTATGGGTATAGAGCCTATCAAGTCTAATTACTTTATTAAAGATCTTGCTAAGTCTAAGACTATCTATAAGAACCCGTTTTTAGAAGAGGAGCTTGAGAAGTATGGTCTAAATACAGACAAGACTTGGAAGTCTATACTAAAGAAAGATGGTAGTGTTCAACACTTAGACTTTCCTACTAAAGAAGTATTTAAATCATTTGTAGAGATATCTCCAAAAGAGATTGTGTTGCAGGCAGCACAAAGACAAAAGTATATTGATCAATCACAGTCATTAAACTTAATGATAGATCCATCTGTCTCAGCTAAAGATATAAATAAGTTATATATGTATGCCTGGGAAGAAGGTGTAAAAACTTTATACTATCAGTTTAGTAAGAGTAGTGCACAAGACTTTGCAAGAAACATTTTAGAATGTAGTAGTTGTGAAGGTTAGTGTATTATTACTGTTGGTTTGCCTAGGTTGCAAGCCACAGTATAATCCTGATAAGGATCCGGATGTATTAGACTGGTATGTTGATGAAGGTAAAACTATTATCTATACTAAGCAAGACTCAATACAAGATGCATATGATAGAGCTAAATATATTGACTCATTAAAAAAGGACTCTATTTTCTAAGTCCTTTGTGATTGTCAATTCTATCTAAAATTTTATTAAGCTCTGCTGTCTTTATTAGGCCTGCCATAGAAGCATTCTTCAAAGCACTTATAAGTTGTAGTATCATGAAAGGTACTACAACCACCTCGGATAGCCAACCTGTTCCTGCAAAACCTCTCTCTACCATAAGGATGACAGTCAGAATAGCTATCCACACAAAGGTGTTTCTAGTAATTCTTAATGCTTTATAAGTTTTAAACCCTTCTCTTTTACAGCCAGCCCATACTCCAAATATTCCGTCTAGCCATAATACTGAACAAACAGCTAAGTATTGTTCCATGTTTGCCATTGATAAATCAAAAAAGTACGTACACAGGTACGTACAGAATGCTGTTATACTCACTATAGATAATTTAGTTGTCATTGATTAGTCTTATTATGCTTTAATCCTAAAGGTTTATACTATAATATAAACAATATATGTGGCATCTTCTAGATTTAAACCTGTTAATTTTATTATTTAATATAAAAGTCATTATTTTTTTCAAAGGAAAAGAATTTTTGTATTGAATAAAGTAGAGGTAAAACATCATACCAGTTCTTTGCTAATTTTAATTCACCCTTTCTTGGTTTGTTTTGATAAACAATACTGCTATCCTGCATGAACTCTTCGTCAGATAAAATTAACCACTTAACAGGAGTCTGTACACTTAACTCCATTGCTTCACCAAGTTCACCCAAGGTTCTTGTAGATGCAATAGGTGTTTTGGCCATTTGATATAATTGTTGAAATCCACCAAGTCCTGGTAGTGGAACAAACATTACCATTTCTTGCTTAGATCTATCTGCAGTATAAGCTATAAAGTTTTTAAGTTTTCTTTCTAATCCTTCATCATCATCATCTGCACCTTTTAATATTGATGTTAAAATAAATAAGTTCATTATTAAAAATGCTTCACCTAATGTTCTGTATACATTTTTAAGTAGCATGGTTCCTTTATTTGCATCATAGAATTCTTCACCGCTTAAGTTTTCTGTATAACCATATGCTTCCTTAAAGCCTGCACCTAGGTTTGCTCCGTATGATCCCATGCCTTGCTCTTGCATTACTCTATTGCCATAGTAAGTCACACCACCCATATATTTTATAAACTTATACAGAGACTTGTATCTACCTTCAATCCAACCTAAATTCTGATCATAGTATTGTTGTTGGAACCTTGCTCTAAATGCAGGCATAACCCACTTATGAAACTGTGCTATAAGTATACCTAAGAAGTTATTTTGAATTACCATTCTATCTTCTCTTGCATAGTTACCGTGAATTTGCTTATTAACTTCACGTATTCTGTTTCTTAATCTTGCTCTGTAAGTATCATTGTAAGGCTGTGTAAATCCAGATCTTTTATCTATAACTGTATCAAAACCTTCTTTTAAAGTTGCTGTTTGAGTTTCAGCATCCCAATCCCATGCTTCACGTATACTCAACGTCTCATTACCATCTGTTAAAAAGGTACTATATAGTATGGCATGACCTACTGTACTCTGTGCATAGTACTCAGCACCTTGGTTAAATGAATAACCAAAGCTTGTAAATCTTTCCCATAGAGTGCCACTATCTTCTCTACCACTAAATGTTTCTCTAATATCTGCATCATTATCCATCATGTAATAATGATCTGATAACCACTCATATAATGACAATGGCTTCTTAATATCATAATTACCTTTCTTTAGCTTAACTTTATTTAAAGTTGCAACTCTACCAGTAAAGTCTGCAAAGTCTCCTATAGCATCAGGAGTTCTTTGAATTATTCCTTGTACTGCTGTATAAGCAAAGTCTTGTTGTGCTCTCTTATATCCTTGTCCCGTAAAGTATAAACCACCCATTGCTTCAATTGCATTATTCAACTGACCAATAGTAAGGTTATTAAAGTTACCAAACACGTTAAAAGCTACATATGCTAATGAAGATGCATTTACTAGTAAGTTTGTAGTTTTTTCTATAGCACCTTGAGTAATCTGATCATTATCATAAAACGTCATCTTCATATAATGATGAGCCCTTCTAGCTGCATTACTTTGTAAACCATCATAGTTTTTCTTACCAACCTCTTTTGTTATAGAACCTTTTGCCTTATCAATCATTTTACCAACATAGGTAACTGCTCCCGGTGCTTGATACTGTCTCATCTCTATAACCTTAATTATAGCCTGAAGTGAATCTTCTATTTCACTCATTGCTTCAAAGTTCTCAGCCATTGTACTAAACTTAATCATACTTTTGACCATATCTTTTTCAAGCTGACCTTTTGTAGGCTTGTTTCTCAATGATGCAAACTGTGCCTCTAGCAGTGCTCTTTTCTTTTCATATACATTTAAAGTAATTTTACCTTCTTTTCTTTCTTGTCTAAGCACATCCATCTCATTCTGTACCTGCTCCAATGCACCATCAACCCCTGCTGAGCCAGTATAATAGATAGGCAAAGTATCTATCAGATTTCCATCATTATCTACTTGAACAATTCTTTGTGTTGACGTTGTTGTAAAAAACTGTCTAACACTTCTTACCATTCTAGGGAAAAGTTTTGTAAATATTGGTGGTCTTTCTGTAAGATCTCTAACTAAGTTATTTCTTATAATTGGCACTTTACCTAACATCTTATTCCTCACTGATTTAGGTAAGGAATCCAGCATAGACTCATAATCATTTATAAATATTTCATAGAAGTTTTTTCTGGCTTGTCCTAATGCATCAGTAGGATTCATTATGGCCTCATACTTTTTATTGAGTAAAGAAACCTCATTACCTTTAGCATCTATATATGAATCTTTTGTTTCTACATACTCTGGTCTTACAGAAGGATATGATTGATTTTCTAATACAACTCCTGTAGGATCTTTTTGATCATCCTTATACATTTTTGTATATGGTTGTTCTTGATAATATTTTCTTCTAAATGATTCATAGGCTAGTTTAGAAACACCTGATTTTTTTACCCAGTTGCCTCCTTCACCATTAGACCAAGGTTGAAAGTACTCAAACTTTGCTCTTATCTTAATAAAATCATCTGTATACTTATGATACTTGCCAGAACGGAGTTGTCCATCTTCATAAATTTCTGCATTCATAAAATCTCCAAATGCTTTTCTTTTAAGATAGACTTGTTTGTTCCAGTCTAGATCTTTTTGTTTAGCATTAACTAAAGAATATACAGGTCTATATTTAATTGGCTTGCCATTAATATCATATAACTGATCTCTTAAAGCAGTCTTCTGTGAATAGTATTGTTGCCCTATTCTTTGTGTATACAACCCTGTAAAGTTACCATCCTCATCAAACTCTAACATAAAGTCATACAGCTTTTGTAAATCTGTTTCTGTATCTAAGGAAAGTAGTGCTGCACCTCCTTCTCTAAGTTTCTTTTCTCTAAGCTTAACTTTATCTAAAAATTCAATTCTTTTAATTTTAAATAATTTATCCATAGAAGATAAAAGAAAATCAGCTGATGTAGCTAGATCTTTTGAATACAGTTCTGCTCCATCAACATCTGGAACCATCTTAAGTATATCTTCTATATCATCAACAGTAAATGTCTTTCCACTATGTGACTGTAGTATGTTGTTTTTGTCTTGGCTCATTCCATCTTGAGACAATTGTAAAGTCAAATCATGAACATAATTAAGAATGGCTTTGTTTACTATACCTTCTCCTTGTCCATTTCCTTTTATTGTTGGTGCACCTAATAGCTTTACAAGTTCAATATTAATCTGACCTATTAAAGATCTTTGTGTTGCATTAATATCAGTGTTGTTTTCTATCAAATAAAGCCCATCAAATGTGGTTAAGAACTTATTAAAGTTCATTACATATCTAATATAATTTGGATCTTCAGCAACACTCTTTGGATCAACAACATAAGCAGAAAACTTTTTCATTTCAGACAATGAGTCCCTAAGTATTTTAGTATATGCAACAGACTGAGCCACAGGACCTTCTGCCTTAGCAACATTAATATATGCTAGCGTGTTAGCAATTGTTTCTTTATGATCTGCCTTAGATCTATCACTAAATATATTTGCTTCAGTCATTTCCCTAACTCTAGCTTCATCCACTAAAGCTTCATAATAATTATCTAATGCTACACTAATAGTGCTTTCTGCAGGATATAATGATGGGTCAACTTGCTCAGCTAGGGTTTCTATTTCAGAATCCTTTCTGTCTATATCATAAAGTCCTTCTTCTAAATCTTTAGATAATTTCTTTACTTCATCATCTGATACAGTATATGCAGCATATGGTATTACAGAATCTACGTGATTATCATTTTGAAATTGAGGATGAGATATATGACCATGAAATTGTAATGCTTTACCTTTATAGCTTAATATTAAACTTTGTACAGCATTATCTCCATACACAATATCATATCCTTGATTTTGTGCCATTCTTCTAACTAAACCTACCTCTACCTGATCTTGAACTGACAAGGTTAATTTATCATCCTTTAATAAGTTTCCTTCTTCTAAGTCAATTTTATCTTGATAGTATGAGCTTTTTTCTATGTCTTGTTTTAATACACCTTTAATCCAAGACTTTGGATTTTTGGTCATCACATTAGCCTCATTAATTTGTAGCTTTAATATTTTAAAATGACCAACTCTATTTAATATAACCACATCAGCAACACCTGCTGTGTCAGTTAATTGATCATAGAATACTACATTTGTTAGCATTCTATCAGTTGAGTTCATTGTAGTATGTAATTCTTCTACTAGATTATTAAATGCTTTTTGAGCAAACTCAGGTGTTAAACCAACAAATTTGTCTTGAATGCTTTCAAATGATTCATCAATTGCAATTGCATCTAACATTAAGCTTATATCTTGTTTAACTTCAATTGTCTTTTGAGAATCTTTCTTTCTACCAACAACATCTGAGACTGACTTAACTTGTTTTCTATTTGTTAGGTTGTAAAATTTACCATCTTTTTTATTTAAAATAACTAGTGGATCACTATTTTGTATAGCTACTTCAGGGCCTGCACTAACAGATAATGAATCAGCTTCTTGTTTTGAAGCATTTACTTTATGTGTTAGTCTATCAATAATACGTTTTTGTAATTCATTTGATTTTCCCTTTACTCCATCTACCACCTTTTGTTTTCTAGGAGATAAGTTATATTTTACTTTACCGTTAGTTTGTGATGTATCTATATTAAATACTATACCTGTTGTATTTAATAATTTAGCAATATCAGATAAGCTAGCTCGTTCAGATATATTATCTATATTGATAGTTCTACCGGTAATTACTTCATTTAAGTTTTTAATTATTGCTGACAACCACTCTAATAATTCACGGATCTTATCCATAAAACTTTGTGGTGGAGTTTCCTCATACTCATTATTATAATGTCTAGATAATGCTTGGGTAATTAATTCCATCTCTCTATCTACCGCACTAACATTTCTTTTGCTATTATAAGCATCATCTATTTGCTGTTTCATAACAGGAAATGCTTTACCTGCTTCTGATAATAAACCTTCAAATAATTTTATATTACTTACCCTTACTGCTTCCACAAATGGGTGAAGCACCTCTTCTATTGCTATCTCATCGGTAACCCTACCCTTTATAAGAATAACATTATTCTCTACATAAAATGAATTAATTTGATCAAAAGGAACTTTTGACTTTCTCCACTGTGGTATTTTTTCATAAAGTGCTTTTGCTTCACTTACTGATTTCATAGAAACATTCAATCCAGGAATCAGTTTCATTAAATGCATAACTACATGTCTTGTTCTAGGTTTGTCCCAAGCTCTTGATGACTCAAGCATATCTATTGGACTAAACATAGTGCTGTCTATACTAACAGTATATGTCTTTGGTGTTTTAGAAATAAGCACTGACTCAGCTGGAATATTATTTATATCTAAATATTTTTCTAACCTTTTTCTATTTGCTTCAACTAATTCATTGCTTGGTTGTAAAGTATCTCTATCAGTATTATTTATAAAATACTTACCTTGAAAGCTATGTATAATGCTAAGTCTTCTTAAGTTGTTTAGTAATGACTGACCAAAATCTAATTGCTTTAAGTTATAAAGTGTTTGTTTATTAGTAATAAATTCTATTGCTTCTGCAACAGTAGGTACTGTATCAGTTTTTGTAAATGCTTGATACTGATCAATTATATTTCCTGTAGCCGCATCTGTACCATACTCTTGTTTTAAAGACTGGTATTCTGCTGTATTTTTGTTATGACATCTACTCATTGCTTTCTATTAAATTCCTAATATACATTTCTTTACATAATCCTCAAAAGCCTGCTCTGATTCAAACTCAGTAGTTGGACTATTATAAAACTCTACCATAGCTTCAAGAGAATCTAAATTATTATTTTCTAATATATCTCTTTGAGCAACTATATCTCCTCCAACACCAGGCACTGTAAAGATACTATTATAAAATGAAGTAATTGTAGGATATTGATCACTAATCTCTTGATCAAAGTTTAACGTCATTTGTTGTTCACTTTCATTTAAGATTGGCATATCTGCCTGTGCATCTAATATACCTGTTGCTTCATCTACAACATTTAGCTCAGCTCTAGTTTGATTATTAATTTCAGATAATACTGCACTGCTAACATTCATTCCTTGGGCTATCGTATTAAATAAGTCTGCACCTATTTGTTTAGCATTTTCTTTTCTTTCATCTTTGCTTAACTTCTTGTTGTCTTCTGCAATTTGATCTACAGTTCTACCATCTCTTTCTCCTACTGGATTTCTTTTTGCATACTCTAGTGCAAATTTATTTGCTGATTGCTCAGCAGTTTGATTTTCTAAAGAACCTTCTTTAGTTTTTAACCATGCTGAAACTAAATTACTTATGTTAGATTCAACAGGCTTTGCAACTTTATTATTTTGTTTTTTCAAGCCTAAGAGATTATCTAATGCACCTGTGTCAGCAATATTAATAGCATTTGCTGTATCTTCTGCAGTAAAGGTAATCTCATTCTCAGTTGCTTCAAACGTTGCATTTTCATTTGCTAATGCTTGATTTTGTGGTGAATTTACAGGAGGTGCCATCTGCTCTATTGTCATTGCACCAAATGATTCTGCACCGTAAGCACTTTTCATTTCACCTCTATTCCTGATGTTGTCTCTATTCTCTAAAGTAGTAGGTCTTTTTCCAAACATAAACCCAATACCATTTTGATAATAAGAACCTTCTAATTGGCTTTGTACATAACTTGCCTTTTTCTTATCTATATTATCTAGTACATATAGCTGGCTAAAACCAGTTATAGCATCTGCAAAATTTATGTATCTAGGTAATGCATTTACGTTATCATCTTTGTCTAGAGTATAAATTACATTACCTTCTTTTGATGTGTAACGTGAGTTTATATCTAAAGGATCATTAACCATAACGGTTTTAACTTTTGAGTTAGATGTTGCAGATTTAAAATAACCGTTCTCAAAATAATCAACTAAGTCATCACGCTCAGCACCAAATGTTTCTAACCAACCTTTATTAGTTAGAAAAACATCACTGACATTGTTAATTTGTTGTAAGTATTCATCCATCACAAATGGAGAAATAGCATCCAATAAACTTCCCTTAGCTGCCTGTAAACCATCTTTAACCATTATGTAGTTGACTATGGTCATAGCATCTTTTCTTAAAAGAGGGTTGCCGTAAAGCTTAGTAAATGAAGTTTGTAAATCAACCTTTTGTTCTTTATCTAATCCTCTCCATGTGTTAGCTTGTAATAAATTCATACCTGTCATGTTTGTTTCTGCAAACATAGGTACCATAGTAACAAAGCTTTCTAAGAAGAAGTTCCCTTTATCTGCTTGACTCAATCTATTAACTGCTTCAAATATTGAATTATCAAATTCATTAGGATATAGTAATTGATTTGTAAGTGTTGCACCATCTTTTACTTCAGACTCTTTAGTCTTTTGTCTATAAGCTTGTATAGTAAAGAAAGAAAGCATATCTCTTTTTACTTTCTGTTGATCTAATACAGTAAACGTTTTTTTGTTATTGCTTAAATTTCTAGAAATCTTATTATATATTTCATTAAATGCCGGAGTACCTGAAATAAATGTGGCAGGAATTAAATTACCAGCAATTTCATTAAATACATCTATATTTGATTTAACCCAACTGCTTTCTAGTATAGGAGTAATATCTATTATAGGTTTTTGTACAGGGCCATTTACTCTTTGGATTACACCTATATCATAAAAATCATCAAGTCTTTTTTGTATATCACTAAAGTTAGATCCAATACCACGGCCAGACATAGAAGTTATAGAAGCCATTTTACCAGTAAAACCTGATATAGTATTTAAATTGCTTATAACAAGCAGTATAGATTTTTGTTCTTTTTTAGTAAGCTCTTCTCCTCTTACAGATTTTTCTATTGTTTCTAATCCAACCTCTGCGTTAGCTTTAACATTCTTTAAACCTTTAAGTTGTTGTTTCACTAATGTTGTAAAGCTTGCATCAAACTTATCTACTTTGTTATTAGCTTCTGCAAATAAGTCTCTAACTATTTTACCATTTAATAATAAAACAGCATCTGATAAAGGTACACCTAAGGCAACTGCATTTACTGCAAGACCAACTGCTGATGGATGCATTCCTAATTTAGCAACATAGTTTTCTTTTGAGTTATCTGTAAGCATTGTTATTATAGAAGATATCTCATCTTGAAGTCTATTACCATAAGTATTTAGCTCTGTACCAAAACTATCATATATTTCCCCTCTTAAGTTAAATCCTAAACCTCCTACATTAATTTTATACTCACCTAATAAACTTAAGTATAAGTTTGGTGATACAGCTCTACCAATAGCAGCTCCTTTGTTTACTTCAAAAGATATTGCTTTACCTGTAATACTATCAACATCAATGTTTTCATTATCTAATCTAGCAACATATTCTGGTGCTGCAGTTTTTAATTCATCATAGGCTTGTTCTATAGCAACTAATGTAGCAGGTGTAACTGAAATTTCTTTTACAGCTTCATTACCCATTAGTGCATACTTATAATCTAAGACATTATTATTTAAAGGTGCTTGATATGGCTCACCATTTTTATTTACATAATTTTGATACTGTGATTTTGTGATTGGAAGTCCTAATCTTGAGGCAGCCTTTAATGCTCTATCTGAAAAATCAGAGTCTATAAGTTCAGCATCAGTGTATGAATCTTCTAACTTACTACCTTGATCAGTAAAAGAAGCTGCAGCCTGTGAATATATTGTATCCTTATTTACAGCTTGATTTATATATCTTACGTAATCTGAATATTCTCTACCTTTTGTATCTCCATAGGCATAAAACTTCTTATCATTTTGATCATAGTAAGATTCTTTTATTTGTACGTATGCTGTATCTATATCAAAGTCTGCTCCTGATATCTCAATAAGTTCAGCAGGAAACATTGCAGAAGACCCATAGTATGCAGGCATAAAATCTACAAGTTTAACATTCATACTTGAATGATTATCTTGTGAAGGAATACGTACAGCAAACATTTTACCTATAGAATCTGGTATAGCAACATTAGGTTTGTTTTGTAATTCACTATATATATCAGCACTATGTGCAGCAAATACACCTTCACTATAATATTGTCCAGTACGTTTTCCATTCTGATCATACTCAGCTAACTGATATCTTAATCTATCTCTTACTAAAATTCCTTTTCCATCAGATGGGAACTTAAAGTCAGCACCTAGGCTATCTACTTCAAGATTTAAAACGGTTTCACCTTCTGGTACACTACCTCTTATAACTTCATTTCTACCTAACCTGCCGTTATCCTCCATACTAAAGACACGTCTAAGTACAGTATAGCCTTTATCTGATACTAAAGCTAAACCGTGACCAGGTATTTTCTCTTGGAATACACCTTGACTAAAGTAACTCATAAATAACTGTTCAGCTTTAGCAATACTAATAGGATTGTTTATATTGTATTTTACTTCACCAGTTGTAGGATCAACAGTAAAAAACTCCATAAGATTTGTGCTAGCCTTAGATGCTTTTAATGAGTTTAGTGCATACTTTAAAAAGACTTGTAGGTTAGGTGTAATAGAATCTTTACTCTTGCTTAATGAAAACTCAGACATTAAACCATCAAAAGTATATATAAGATTTCTTTTGTCTTTAAACTTTAGTACAATCCTTCTACTTAACGTCTCATTATACAGCCTTTTTACATCACCAATATTTTTAACATTGGGCATTCCTTTTATTTGTATAGGTGTGCTATCTATCTGTTCAGATGTAGCCAAAGCTTTTATTTGAGATTGCTCTGTTATTATATCTTTATTGGTTTTTGTTTTTACTTGCTCTCTAAAATATCTTGCATCTAATTGTATTGATGGTTCTATTATATCACTACCTAATGATTGTACATTAGTCTTTAACATTTTAAAAGCACTCTTTGGTCCAGCAAAAGTAATATCACCTAAGTTTCTTTCCATTGCTTCCATGTTTAATCTTAATCTATTTAGATCAGGATTATTTTTTGTAAGATCCTCCGTTAAAGCAATAGCAGAAAACTTTACATAAGTCTTACCATCAAAGTAAACATACTTCTTAGAGTTCAGCATTTGATTAGTTTTAGCTAAACCTTGAGGTCCATATAACTCTTCTGCAGTAAGAGGTGTGCCATCCTCAATTTTGTCTAATGCCAGTGCTCCAGCTCTTGTTAAATTTCCTAATGAGGATTGTGCATGTCTATGAAACTTGAGTGTTGTAAATACTTGTGCATCTGCACTATCTATTGATTGACCACTGAACTCAGAAAATATTGTTGGCTCATTTAATATTATAGCATTTATATTTTCAGTACTTTCAAATACACCAAATTCAGGATTAGGTACTGGAGAATATATACTGTCTCCAGCAGCATTCTGTCCTTTAGCTCTTTTAATTTGCTTTATAGAATCTTCAAGTATTACAGCTTGATCACCTAATAATAATTCATTTAATGACTTAGTGTTTAAATAATCATTTAAGAATATTTGTTTTAAGTTATGGGTTTTATTATCTGTTAAGTTGAGTTTTCTAGATGCTGCTCTTGCTTTTTGTTGTGCTACAGCCCCTTCAACTCCATCTAATAAACCTTTCTCTAAAAGTCTAGATACTTTACTATCTACTTCTAAAGTATTTACCATCTCCATAAAAGATTCAAACTTTTTATCAAGCTGAGCTTCTATTATTGTGTTTATACTCTGACTACCTAAAGCTTCTTTAACTGCCTTATCAAAAGAAGGTGGGTTTTCTTGTATAGCAGATACCTCCAGTGAATCTTTTAGCTCTTGGGAGATTAAATCTTTTGCATTAAACATAAGATTCATTCTCATTAAACCATCCTGATCTGGAACATTGTAACCTTCTATTGTTTTTGGGATCTGTATTACATCACCTGTCTTAGTAGTAATTTCTTGAAAAGGTAAATTTCCTTCTTCACTATTTTCTCTGACAATTCTATTATACTCATTCTCTATAAAATCAGATATATGACCTAAGTAGTCAGGAGATATTCTTAAACCTTCATCCACTGCTTTTACAACAGGTAATAATACTTGATCATTTGTATTAGAAGATTCCATTATCCTAATTAAGATTGGTGCTACTGCAGCAGAATCCATTTTAGTTTTTAAAGTGTTACTCCTAGAGTTATAATCAAACAAGTAATTATTTATAATAGATGTAGTAAGTTGTTTAGGTGTAAAACTGCCATACTCTGTTGTACCTATAACACCATCTTGATATGAATCTAGATTGGTACTTCTATCTAATGTCTTTACTTCTTTTAAACCAGACAACCTTAAAATTTGTAGCTGGTTAGCTTCTGACATATTTAAGAATTCTTCACTATTTAATAGATAATTGTTTTCTAAAAACTTATCTGATTCTAATCTATTTATCTCAGTCTCTTTATTTAAATTATAAACTTTTTCTAAATGAAACGTAGGCTTCTGATGTGCATTAACTAAATCACCATTTACATTTCTAAATACTGACAGACCAACTGTTTCATCAAGCAATGCATTATTAATAGCTAATTTTTTTAATCTTGCAATTGCCCCATCATTTTCTGAATTAAATAAATCTCCACCCTCTTTAATAATGTCTTGTAGCCAAAACATATCTTCTCCTAGAATAGGCTTAACTTCATTATTAAATTGAAGTATAGATTCTTGATTGCTAGTTTTTGTTTGGTTTGAGGCAGACAATATACTGTACTTAACATACAATGGACTTAACTTAATACCTACACCCTCAAATAAATCTTGTGCTAATTTTTTAGATACGTTATCTAGAGCAACATCCTCATATCCTTCTGGTTGGATTAGCTCATCATAAATAGCATTAACTGATCTTGTAGCAACTTTTTTCTTTTCTTTATTTATTTTCCAATCTAAAGACTTAGTAGTGTAAGCTTGGCCCCATAGTTCATTTTGAGTATGTGTGTCATCTCTCTCAGCTGCTGAAAAAGATATTACTTCATTAGTATTATCTTGTTGTAAGAATATCCAATTTACTTTATAGTTAGTAAACCCTTTTGTAATTTGATTAAATAACAAAGGATTTTTAATTTGCTGAGGTAGTTGTATATCAGCTATCTCAGATACATCATGATAATTTATTCCTATATCATTAAATATACTTTCTACTGCAGCTTTAGTATTAGGGTTATTACCACTAAATGTATACATGCGTTGTAGTATCTTTAAAGGATCTGTTTCATTCTTAACAGATTTAATTATACCGTTGTAAGTTTTAAAAGAGTTTATTGGTATAACTAATTTCTCTCCACTTTCTAATTGCTCATTACCAAATGCATCTGTGTAAGGCATTGTTATAGTAGAAAGATATTGTCTTATGTATGTTGGTAAAGATGCCAGTCCTCCACTCATGTATGCTTCCTTACCAAACTGAGTTACATTTCTTAATCCTTCATTGTTTTCATACTGATCAATATTGTTGTCAATGATTTGTTGTTGTACATCTATAAGTTCTAAAACTTCAAATACAGCTTTATATACTGGGCTATCTTCAATCTTTTCTGATGCATTAAATGTAAGTGCATCATGTATTCTTTCAAGTTGCTCAATAGCAGCTATATTAGAAGCTTCCTGAGAAGAATTATATTTACTATTGATTGGGTTTGTTACATTATATAGCCAAGCAAAATCCTCTAGTACATCTTCAAATATATCTGCATTACTTATTTCTGGATCTATATTTTCATTTTTTCTACCAACATAACTAGCAGCCATACTACTAATTAAATTATTAGCAATGTTACTATCTAAATATAAATAACCTTTACTACCATTAATCTGCAAACCTTCATAAGGCAATATAGCATTAGCTATAATTACTTGTGGGCTTGGATCTAATGTAAAATCATTAGCAACTACTGATGCTTGAGCATATTTTGCAGAATCAATATTCTCAAACAATGTTTGCAGTTTATTTTTATTGTATGTACTAAATAATGATTTAAACCATTCTATTATTCTTGTAAAGAATGATTTAACTTCTGCATCTATTTTTGTTTCTTTAGGGTTAGTTTTAAATATTTCAAACTGATCCGCCATGTACTCTTCATAGTATCTGTTTTCTAATTCTATATCAGACATGTTAGCATAAGTGTCTGCAGAGTTTCTGAACTTTTTTAGTTCAGTTGAAATTGATTTGCCTTCTGACCTAAGTGATTCTCTCTTTTGTTTCTTAGCAAAAGACAATAAACTTTTTTGTTCTTGTGGTGTAAGTAGCATTCTATATACACCATGAAAAGCTTCATGATACCTAAAAGGATTAGATGCTCCAGTATATAATGTACCACTTGCTCTTAGTCCTCCACTTACAGAAGACAGATCTAAAGCAAATGCCCCAACTCTAACTCCACCAGCTTTCATGTTATTGCCTAAAGATTCAATATCAGCTATATTAATAAATGAAGGCAAGTTTGTTTTAGCCCACTCCATAAATATATTAATGTCTTCTACATCTCTTTTTGATAACTTAGGAGATAAGATTTTGTTAGCTGGACCAATCAAGTCCTCTCTTTGCTTTAATAAGTCTTGATATATTTTATCTTTTCTTAATGCTCTTACCTTTTTCTTTTCACCTACTTGTTCAGATATCTCTGATTCTCTTTCAGCTATCTGATTATTTATTGCATCTATAGGAGTTTGTGCAATTAAAGTAAGGTCAATATCATTTTTTTGATCTTTAGTAACTGTAGCTTTTAATAGATCTTCAATCTCTTGACTCTTAGCTTGACGTATTGCTTTCTCTCTTTGTGAAAGTTGTTGGCCAGTTTTAATTTTATCAGCAATAGATTGTATTACTTTAGTTTCTACTACACCATTATTAGTAAATTCTAAGAATGCTTCACTAGATATGGTATCATCTTCAGACTTTTGAAATGCTTTCTCAACATTTTCTTGACTTATCTTATCACCAAGATTAGTAATTGCTCTGGCTCTTTCTCTAGCAGGATCTTCCCTTCTTTCTTCAGTATCTTCTACTCTTTTTAATTTATCTGGCTCAAGTTCTGTTCTAGGTCTAGCTAAGAATATACCCTTATCTTTTGTAGCTTGTATAGCACCAGCACTTGCCTCAACATTAATATACTGACCTGTTCTAATTTCTGGACCTAGCTTAGTGACTAAATCTTCCATTAACATATCTACAGAAGCATCTAATGGTATTGACTTTCTAAAGTTATTTATACCTAAAGTCTCTACACCAACCTCTATTCCTTTTGGATCTTTAATAATCTTTTCAGTAAACCTTTCTAAATGCTGTATTGTAGTTCCTGCCTTTTGTTGATCAGCTGCATTATAATAAACTTTACCTTTTTTACCTGTATATTTATTAAATAGATCTGCTCTCAATGCTCCATCGGGTGCAACATCTATAGTTACATTTACTCCTTTTGCCCCACTAATAAAAAATTCACCATAATCTTCAATAAACTTTACTTTGAACTCATCATTAAAACCTTTGTCATTAATAACTTTCCTACCATTCTTAGTAGTCATGTTATCTTTAGCAGCCACACTTCCTTGCTGTAATAAATCATTAAACATTTTAATTACAGTATTCTCTTCTACTCTAATTGCTTTTGCAGTTGCTAATGTCATTAACCCATTAGGCTGTTCAATAGGCATTATGTATCTATCAGTATAACCTCCATTTGGACCAGTCTTATCACCGCTTATCATTTTATTCCAAAGACCTGCCTGCTTAAGATTATTTTCTATTCTATTTGCTAATTCAATTTTAGCATCAGATTTTAAATTAGATATAATTGTAGGTTCATCACCTATCATATTACCAGCAGAATCTCTTTTTATATCATAGATAATTATAGCCCCATCTGTAGTGGTGCTTTGAGATAATTGACTTAATGAAATTTCTGGGTTGGTTCCTTTTTTATAAGCAGGAATACCATCACTTCTTGTAATCTTTAATCCTTCTGCTAAAGTACCTACAGTCTGATCCTTAGATATCATATCATTAGCAAATGAAACAAGAACTGCCTGTGTATCATAATCATTACTGAATTGATCTAATGCAGCTTGCATACCTAGATCATTGCTTGAAGGTATAATTATATTTTTAGCATAATCAGTTGTCATAGCTGATGGAACAACAACTTTACCTCTAGCATCAACAAAGTATAAAGAATCATTAGGCAAGAAAGCAATAGTACCTTCACCTCTTTCATTTACAAATTTACCTTCTATTATAGGTAGCTTGTTGTCTGTTAGTAGTTTATTAAAATCTACAGTCTGATCTTTGCTTAACTTAAGAGCAATAGTATATCTCTCTCTTTGTTTTTTAATATATGGATTAGCTTTACTTTGATCATTACCATAAAACCTATCATCCTTAATAGGCTCATTTATCATTTCATTCTCTTGGATGTCCACAATTAAATTTTGGAAATCAACAGGTGTCAATAAATTAAGAATAAACTTATAAGCTTCTGGTGATAAAGGCGTGTATGCTTTGGCTACTCTATCAGAGTATAACTTGTACGTATTAGTTGGTAACGTATCAAAAGATAATTTTTCTAATTCATAATTAACAAAGAAATCTAATTCACTTACAGGTTTACTATTGTTGTATCTTGTCTTATAGTCATCAGTGTAAAACTCAGAAGGAACAATACTAATCATACCTCCCTTATTGGCTGTACTATTTATTCTAAATTCTTCACCTGTGTTTTTATCATATACAGACATACCTTTTGACACGGCTTGTCCATCAAACATAAATGTAGAACCATCAGATATTTCTCTATCAAGTATATCCAATAATCTTTTAGCCTTAGATAAATCTGTAAAAGTACCTGTCTCTCTTATATCTGTTGATATAATATCTAACTGGGCTTGTGATAAGCTACCTCCTTGTTTATCTGTAATCTTATAAAATGATCCACCATCAGTTACTACTTCTGTAATGTCAAACATTACACCTTCTGCTACAGGAGGTTTTGATCTAGATACAGTTTGACTATTTGCAGTAGTAAATATATCCATTGTTAGATCTAATGCATTAAGTATATCCACAACTGTTGGATCTTCTAATGCTACTTTACTATTTAAATAATCTTGAAATCCTTTTTCTGTATTTAAATCTTTCTGGGATGGTACTCTTCTACGTGATACTTGTTGACCATTTTCTGTTACAAAAATATCATATCCTTTACCCCATACTCTTTTTAGTGCATCATATGCAGTTTTAATTCTTGTACCATCATCTGAAACTCTCCAATCTGCAAATTCTTTTGCATCTTTAGTAAATGCAGATTCTTTATATTTACGGTACTCTGTTTCAAGTATACTCTTTAACATAGGTGATCTAGTTGTATCTCCTATTTGTATATCATCTACACCTGCATCCTGTAAAGTTTCTTCAACATCTATCTGTTGCTCTGTGCTTTTATTAGATTCAATATCTCTAACATCTTTTTCTTTTTCTATTAAAAGTTTATAAGTTAATATTTCACCAATTATCTTTTGCTGTAGATCTTGGTCTTCATTTAACTGTATGGCACCACCAAGAGCTCTACCATCAATGCTAAAGTCACCTTTATTTAAACCCTCATATAAACCCTCAACTCCTATTTCACCAGATAAAAAATCTCTGATTAGTTCAGGCTTCATGTAAACATCATATGAAGCTATAGCATTTATTAATTTATTTTTTTTATCTGATTCTAAGTATTGTTCTGTTTGATGTCTATATATTTCTTTTCTATTTTTAAATAAATATTCAAAATACTCTACATTCCTTTGAACAATCTCAGCAGTAACTTCTGGGTTTGCCATAATGTTAACTGTTTGAGAAAATGCAAAGGCATCTTCTTGTAGTGCCTGATGATCAATTAATTTTTCTAATAAAGTCTCAACTACTTCTGGATTAACATAATCAGACTTATCACCTGCAATACCATTTAAATAAGTTTGTAATGCACCCTTAATTGCTTTTGTCTTTGATCTATTAAAGAAACCTTTCTTAGTTAGATTTTTAGGGTCAGTTAAAATAGCATAATATCCTTTTAAATCTTTTAACTTTCTTTTATCTTTCTTAAGTTCAGAGGCTGGCACACCAGCTTCTTCTTTAGCTTTGATTTCTTTAGTAAGCATTTTTATTTCTGTATCAATGCTTTCTGCATTAACAAGAACTCTTACGTCTCCATACTTTTGCTTTGTAAAAATAGGCTCATTTTCAAAAGACTGTTCTATATCAGCTTGTCTTTTTATTGCATCTATAAATGATTCTTTAGAAAATATATACAACATCTTTGCTTGATCAACAGCTCTGTTATGAAACACGGCATCTCTATACCCTTTACTTGACTGATCATACTCAGATAGATCAAATTTCTTTGATTCAAACATTTCATCCATTGACTTTGATGCTACTCTTTCACCAAATTCATTTATTCTATTTAACTCATCTATAAATTGTTTTCTTAACTTTTCTGGACTTCTACCAAAATCTTTTTTATCAAATGCTTCAGCTAGTTCGGTATCAGACATTTTAGAAAAATCAGTAACCATATCTCTATATAGACCCATGGTACCATTTTTATACTTACTATATAAATTTTCAAAGCGTGTAAAGTTTCTACCGTTGAGATAATCATACTTATTATTTAAAGCAATAGATAAGTTTGCCATACCTGCTTCTTGGTCCTGCAATGCAGCACTCATTTTAGCAGGATCTAATAGTAAATCAAGTTGCTCTAACTGCGTACCCATCTTATTAGCTTGGGCTATTACATCATCAATTACAGCTTCTTGCTGTTGTCTTTGTTGTTTAACATAATCAACAACTTGTTTATCTCCGCTTGGATCAAAGTATTTGCTATTAGCAACTTTAGCACGTGCAGTACTAAAAATAGCAGGTACCCCTTCAAATAAGACTTGTTGATATGGTCCCATCATACCACCAATTAAAAATCCAGATGCAAATGTTTCTAATCCTTGCTTAGTAAATATTTCTTTACCAGCAGCACCATAGAATCCAGACATAGCAAGAGCACCACCTTGTGTAGGTTCTCTTAATGCTGCACTATAGTATCCTCCTACTGCAGCTGATATTGCTTCTTGAGATACTTCTTGTGTACCCTCAACAAGACCACTAGCACCATACCTTAACATCAAACCACCTGAAGTTTTTGCAACTCCTTTCCAAGCACCTAATTTAAATCCCGCTTTAATTTCTTGTGGAATAGACTTAAGCATATACTTGCTTTTCTTTGCATATTTACCAGGTCCAACCCTTAACATTCTACTTAACTGAGTAGTTGCCCCTTGATTTAATTTTCTTGCCCAACTCCCAAATACATTCTTAAATACAATCCTGTTGGATGCTGATATTATTGCAAAGTTAGGTGCTAGCGTTTTCCAAGATGCTTCAGATGCAGCTAATTGAATTTTTTTCATCTCTCCTGGTGACACACCATTACCATCAGATCTAAAGTTAGCATATCTCATACCATTTTCTAAAACAGTATTATAAACTAGTCCTGCTTCCATTTTAGATTCAGCTAATGCCGCATTATACATTCTCATGTCTCTATAAAATGCACCAAATACTTGCGTATTCTTTCCTATATTATAAGCATTCTGAAAAGTATTACCTGTAGTCTTCCAATTTTTTATTGTATGAGCCATCTCAGGAGATATAAGCTGTAGTCCTCCACGGCCTATATTTCTTAAAGTTTGACCACTTCTAGCAAATTCATAAAACTTTTTAGCATAAGCTATATTATCAAAGTTTTTTACTAGGTTATAAGAAGCTTTAAAACCATTTGCTATTGTCTTAGGTATTCTTGTAAGGGTGGCTAAGTTCTTTAAAGTTAAAGCACCAAATGCTGCCAATGAACTACCACCTGATGGTAAAGAACTTGCAGCTGCAATACCTGCAGCAGCTACTTCTTCTAATGCAATCTGATAAACTATACCTGCAGAATAAGCCCAGTTCAATGCAGTGTTTCCTATAAAACCACCTAAACTACCTGTACTACTACCACCTAATCTCATTGCATCTTCCATAGTAGTTGCACCCTCAAGATCTGGAGCACTTGTATAATCACCACTAAATGCATCAGCTATTGATCTGTAATTAGCAAATCTACCACTTCTAAATAAACTCTTAAAAGCAGGTGTAAATCTAGTTAAGTAATCAGCGGATGTCTCATTTTTATTAAAGATTTGATCCATATCTGCATATGGAGTAAATCCTATATCACTAAATACATCTGTAGGATATATCTTGTCAAAATTAATTGTCTTAGCATTTGCCCAAATAGGATTGGGAAGCTCAACACTTGTTTCTAAAGGTGTTTGCCAAATTTCATCAAAGGCAGATGCAGAACCTAATTCTGTAGGAATAGGAGGAGCAGCATTTACAACAGAAGAATTAGCACCAGCTGATATATTAGCTAATGTAGATGGTGATATATTATCCATAAGACCTTTATACATGGATATACTTCTATCATACTCATCACTTACTTCATTACGCATGTCAGGAATTAAATCTTCTATGCTCTGATAAGGTAATGATGTATCTATTGGATTTACATCTACTGCGTCCTGTGCTATTCTCTGTTTAAGATCATAATCAGGCTGAGGCATTTTTATATTCTCGTCTGCCATAAACTTTAGTTATTGTTGTGGTTTATAATTCTTAGCTTGCTTATACATATCCTTTGCTTGTTCTATAGTAGAACCAGGGTTATTTGATATATAATTTTCAATAAACTTTGTTTCAGATAATTGTTTTGCTCTTACCTGATAAATGGCTAAATTATTTAATCTATCTAGTTCTTTAAAGTTTTGCTGTAACTTTACAAATCTACTATTTAAATCAGCTGCATAATTTATGTTACCTTTTTTTATTATAGCAGCATTCATAGGTTGTCTTGTATATTGCCTACTTATGTCAGTAGAATTAGGATTATATACATTAGTATATCCACTAATACTTATTGTTCCATCTCCCAAATCTTGAAAAACTATTTCACCTGGAGAAAAACCTGCTGTTAAATTTGTTTCATCTTTATAACTAAAAGATTGAGTATTACTTAAGTTCATCATTTGTTCAATATAAGATGAACCTTGTATAATGTTTAAGTTATTAGGGTTTATATCTTTATTACCACTTCTATCAAAAACCATTAAAACACCCTGATTCATTACTCTAGTCCATGCTGCAAAAGATTCATCATCTTTATAAATCTTTTTTATCTCATTTTTAAATGTAGTACTAAAGTTATCAATCTTATAACCACCCATAGGATTTCTATCTTCATCATCAACCTTAGTAGCTCCTAAGTTTGGATAGTAGGTCATTGTAAATTCTCCTTTAGTTGCTCTATTTTGTAAGCTTGAAAATATTTTTTTAGCAATAACATTGTCTTCTTCAGACAAATCTACCCCAGCTTCAATATTAAAATTATTAAAATCTTTTATATCAGTTGGAGCAGGTAAAAAACTAACTCTTGTTTCTGGATCAGCGGTTGAACTAGCTAATTGATTTAATGCAGTACCTAAAACCTTATCCATAGCAGATCCTGCTTCTGGTTTTACAGAACCTGTAGCACTCATTGTTGGTACAAAACCAATGTTACCCCATGGTGCATTAGGACTATAGCCAGCTGTTAAACTAAGATAAGAATTACCACCTATAGTTTCATAACTATTATTTATTTGATCTGCATAAGCTTGCCATAAAGCTTTAGACTTACCGTTTATTGCAGCCTCATCTACAACAACATTTTGATAATATGTACCATCTTTTCTACTACCAGTAGTTGATATTCTTGTCCAATCTTCTCTATCACTACCAGCATTTTCATTTCCAAATAAACCTGTAACATCAAAGTTCTTTATTTTTCCAGATAATGCTTGATCTTTAAAAACCTTTTGGTATTCAGAAAAAGTCATAAAACGCTTAATACCATTTTCTTCTACATAAGGTTTTGGATAATTAGCTTTTATCATCTCTATCTTCCACTCATCATTACCATTTAACATGGCTTCTTCAGCACTTAATGCTTTATTATATAATTCATTGTCATACTTTTCTATCCTTTGGAGATATAAATTCTCTCTTAGATCTAAACCTAATGACTCTGGATTATTTGGATCATTACCAAATAATAATTTATACATGGTATCATATTGACTACCAGGCTTTACAAAAGTTGGAGTATGTTGAGCAATTACAGCATCCTTATTTTTAAACCATTTTGACTGTTCCTCATACATCCTTAGTATATCTGTCTCATACATTAATTTATTTGGGTCATCAGTTACACTTGTACCATCAATAATTGGTTTTGGCTTAAGCAAACGGTTAGTTATGTCTGAAGGTGATAAGTTAAGCATTTCACCATCTAAGGTTACAGTAAATGTTTGTTGGTCAGGATATCTTGCTTTAAACATTTGACCAAGCAGTCTTGCTTTTTCTAATAAAATATTTTGTCCATCCTTAGCAATCAACTCAGAATTAGTATCATAAGGGTCAGCATTATTAGCTACCTCATTATCTACAATTACATTTAAATTTGCTCTAGGATCTGAATAATCAATTACTCCACCTTCCTGAGCTTGTTCTGTTAAGCTTCTTAGATTTGATGCTTCTGAAGCCTTTAATTGACTTTTTAAGATTTCCATATTTGCATCTATAGCAGCTTGTTGATCTTTCAGTGCACTATCAGCATTATACTTAGCAGCTATTTCTTGCAAAGCAAATTTATGTTTATCTTCATTTAAAACATAGTCATTTTCTCTAACTACAGTCTCTGCATTTTCTCTACTATAGTTATATGCAGCACTCTGTAAATCTTGACTTATATTATAATTACTATTTAAACTATATGCTTTGTTTATTAATGCTTGATCATCTTTATCAGGTGTGTTTGCAAATTCATTTACCTTTAAAAGATTGCTTAGGTTAACTCTTAACTGCTCTGCTTCTGATAATGACTGCCCAACTAAATTTTGTTCTGCTGGTGTTAAACCATTTAATTTTCCAAAATTACCCCAGCTAGTTGTTTGTTGTACTATTCTTTTAATCTCATTATCTAGACTATTATATCTTTCACTGTTTGCTAATGCAACCCTTTTTACTTCTGCATCAGACCACATTGATAAACCTTCTGATATTGTTTTTATTGATCCATCCTGAACACCTTGTGTAGCAAAATCCATTGATGCTACATAAGCTTTTGCTTTATAAAACTCTTGTACTCTAGGATCATCAGTTAAATCAGTCATTACTCTTCTATATGCATCACCTTCAATAAGCTTACCGTTAGTGTCTGTAATAATCCATCTATTTACAACTCTATCATCTGGTGTACCCATTACGCCATCTTTACCAGCATCCATTGTAAAATGATCTTTCTTTTGTGTAAATCCTTTTCCTTCTAAACCTAATCCTCTTAGATATTCTTGAGCATATTGTGTCAGATCTGCATCTTCTACATACTTAGGTAAAGGCATATTTATTAGTTGATTTCTATCAGCCTCTTGAAACTCTTGCATTCTATATTGCATGTTCTTTATTCCAACTGGATTATAAAGTTCCCTTACCCTTGGGTCAGGAGAATCTGCAAATTGATTAGCTCTTTGCAATTCTTTTTTATACGTTGAAGTATATACAATATCTTTTACTACAGCTTCATCTTCAAAAAATGGTGCAAACACAGACTTTGCAGCATCAACATTTGTTTGTAATGATAGATCTAACCCAGAAATTCTAGATAGTTCAGGAGCTAAATTTTCTATAAATTGTTGTTGAAATTCTTTATTGTCTGAGTGAGACAAATCAGAATAAACTCTACTATATAGGTCATTGGTAGCTTGCCACCCTGCATTATATTTATTTTCTCTTGCGTCTAATGCTGCACTAAGAAACTTATAATCCGGTGTAAACGGCTTAATGTCCGGGTAGTAATTTTTTTCTCCTTTTATATAATTTGCCATAGTTCAAATTTACTATTATTTATAAAGTTTACAAACAGATATAAATAAACCTTTAATGTTTATACGCCCATCTTTCCTGTATAGAATGGATAAGCATATTTTTTAATTTCATTACCTCTTTTAGCATTGTATCTAACAGAAGGAGCATACCCCAAATCTTGTGGATTTGTTATACCATTATCTTGAGCTCTATCATTATAATCATCTGCTGCTCCCTTTTTAGTTTTTTTGTTATCAGCATATGCAGGAAGAATGTATTTCAAGCTGTTATCTAAACTATCATCTCCCATATCTGGAAACTGTTCCTTCAGTAAATTTCTTTCTTTGATATACTCATTCCTTCTTTTTTCCTGTTCACTAACATCTACATTAGGATCAACCTCAAGATCTTTGTTGTCCTTCATATTAATAATACCACCTGTGTTAGGATCTATCTTCATAACATCTTTTAATTGGTTCAGGTTGAATGTGTTAGCTCTATTAGTTATTGCTTGATTATATAACTCATTTGTTTTTTGCTTATTCCAATTCTCAAAATCAGTGTATCTACCTAATGCAGTAACAGTACCATCATACTCATCTTTATATGCTTTTGCATTTTCTATACCAGTTCTTAGATTTAATTGTGCTTGTGGTAATGCAACACTATTCATAATTTTAATGTTGTTAGTATTAACTGATCCAACATCTTTAGCTAATTGATTAACTGCTTTACCAAATAAATTAGAACCAGCTACTTTACCTTTACCAAAAGCTCTTAAGTTCTTAGCCATAGTATTAAGAGCAGCATTAGTCATATTAGCTCTACCTGTCCAATCATCTAATACATAATCTATTTCTGTATTTGGTAGTCTAGGCACGTTAGGTAAAAACAAAGGATTCTCTAATGAATTCTGAGTTGCTAGATTATTAACATCTTGCCACCACCAATCTGGCTTGTCATAAAATTGTGGATCTTCAGTTGGAGTTCTCTCTGGAGGTGTATCATCAATTTCAGCCATCAAACTTTCAGGATCTTCAGTTCTAATATAACTTCTAGCTTTATTAAAAGTTAACATACCAAACTTACCATCTACTTTACCTGCATCACCACCTGGAAATAATTGTCTAGGTTGACCGTTCTCCCCAAAGTTCTGTGCATGAAATTCATTCTCTACTTCTTGCATTGCATTTTGCACTGCAGTCCATTGTTTTTGATAAGCTTTAGCTTGTGCATCTACTGGTGTTGTAGCATCTGCTGACCACCTACCTTTAGGCATATCATAATCAAACTCAATTCCAGATGAAACAACTTTATCAATTGCATCACCCCATCTTAATGTAAAATCTTTTTCTGCTTTGTCACTAGTTAAATCTCCACCATAAGAGTTTGCACCAGCTGAACCTGACTGTGTACCAACAGTACCACTTCTAGAATAAATACCTTCTCTTACTCTAACATTATCTCCAAATGCACCATCTTGATATACGCCAAGTAATTCTTTTTCTAAATCAGTATATACATCTCTTTTTTCTCCAGTACCTGTTACCTCAATGTTTTCAAATTCAAAATCTCCAAAGTCCTCAAACTTGTTTTTAGTCAATGGTTTAGTTACAGTAAATGTTGTTTTGCCTAAACCTTGATCATATACTTTAGTTAATTGCCAACCATTATTCAATGCTTTTTCAAAAGCATCTCTCTCAGGATGACCAACAGGTAATGGATTACATTGATAATTTTTACATCTATTAGTTTCAGATTCAACAGTATCATTTACTACAGTCTCAGTTCCATCAACACTTGCATTTTCAACCATCTCATTAGTAACATTAACATCATCATTAGTAGTAACAGTCTGTTCACTTTCGTCCAGTGAAAAATCTACATTTTGGTCTGAGATAGGGTCCATTGGAGACCACCCTTCTTGTGGTTCTACTTGTATAGCTTTAAAATAATAATCATTTTCTTCAGGAGTTAGTTTCATACTTTCCATAAAAGTAAGACCATTTTCATCTACTCTCAACTTACCATTAATATCCCTATGCATACCACTTCTTATAATATAATCAAGATATGTATCTCTATCTACTATTTGATTGCCTATTTCATAAGTAGTTTTAGTCTCTCCTGCTTCTTGATACTTTGATAGCTCACCACCATCTTCTAAGGTAGCTTCTAATGAATTTTCTTGACTAGCTAATGCAGACATGTCTTGTGCATCTTGAGAAGCTTGTACCTGACCATTAGGTTGGTTTGATTGTCCTGCATTAGGATTTTCTATTTGCTCCATCATTGCTTGCAACCTTAATATCTGATCTTGTTGCTCAGGAGGTAAAGATGCTATATATTCTAACTCTGCTTGTTGTTTAGTTTGATTCTCTACTTCTGCAGTAAACTCTATTGGATCTATACCTTGCTCTTGTAAATATGGGTATGATGCTAAAGGAACACCTTCTTCAAAATCTTTCTTTAATTCTTGACCAAATGCCAACTTAGAAAGATTATACATATTCTTACTTAACATCAACTCTGCACTCTTAGTAGATATATCATCCGCATATTGACTATTAATTTCTCCATAAAATTGATTTAATGGATACTTCTTAGATATTTTAGCAGGTGTCATTTTTTTTCTACTTTCTATACCAAACTCTGCCATCTCACTTTTGTCAAACTTCATTGAGTTAGTATCAGAAAAAACAAAAGATTGTTCTGGTAAAAACATTGGCACTCCACCACTAGAATGTCTAGGTCCTTTTATATCATATAATCCAAATTGATTATTTCCATTTAAATCAGTTAATACAGTTTCTCCACCTTCTGCTTCTAAGTTAGCATCTTCTCTAGGCACACTTGATAAACTATATCTAACAGATTGATCATCAGTGTTATTAAAGTTAGTGCTTCCATAAAATTCTTGAGGAGTTGTAACCAAACCATAATCAGCTTGATCACCAGTGGTCATACCACCATCTCTTTTAATGGCTTTCTTTTTAACCTTGCCATCAACTAATTTAAATCCTTCCGGTAACTTATTTATTTTTACTCTAGCCATAATTATATTATTTCTATGTCAGCACCAGCTGCAATTAATTGTGCAATCATATCTTGTGATAACTCTACTACTTCTCCGCCTGTTTCCATTTCTAAACCATCTTGTGCCGTACCATATGTATTTGGGGAACCTGCAAAGTTCATATAGTAACCAGGTGTTCTTTCTGCCTCACCTTGTAATTGTCCTGAGTTAGCATCATAAAAACCTTCAGAAAAAGGACCAGAAGTTGTTACAGCATATTTATAATCAGCACCAGATCTTTCTTCCATTTGATCTAATGCATCATTATATGCTCTTTTATCAAATATATTGTTAGCAAATTTTGCAACATCTACAAGAGATTTAGAAACACTTGTAGCAGCTCTAAAGTTTGGGTTATCATTAATTCTATCTAAAGTACCTTCAAGCTTATTTGTAACATTAAAGTCTGGACTAGTTACTACATTTTTAAACAACATATCAGCTGATGGATTATCAATTGTACCAAGAGACGCTCTTCCTGTACCATCTCCTCCATCTACATCTATTGTATCAGGAATTTTATCTTCATCTTTATCATAGTCATTAGGAGTTACTACAACTCCATCTTCACCAAATACTTGATTAGCTTGATCTATGTTGCTATAATCTTCTGTTATAAATGGATATGTTTGATAAGGGCCCGGCTCTTGAAAAGGACCCATTGGAAACTTTTGTTCTATACCTGTTTGTGCTTTACCTTCTTGTCTTGCTATAGCTCTTTTAATAACTCTATCTCTATTTGCAAGATAAGAATCCTCACCACCTTCATTCATTTCTGGTACTGCTAAGTATGAACCATAACCTGTTGCATCAACAAATGGATACGTAGCACCTAGGTTACCTGCAAAATTAGGACTTGATGAATGCATAAAAGGTAAAAGACCTGATGAATTAACATTTGTAGCAAGGTTATGCATTCTTTGACCATGACGCTGATCTCCTATAGGCATAGAAGGATGATAACTTGATATAATTGTATCTGTTTCTGAGTTATATCCGTTTTGTATTAATGTTCTTATAATATCTTTAGTGTCTCTTTTATTTGTACCCCAAACTTTAGAATACTCTTTAACCTCTTTTTTACTTGGTCCATCTCCACCAGTAGACATATTGCTAAGTATGTTGTGTTGTGCTTCTGGCGGCAATGCTTTAAATCCTGGATTATTAACACCCCCACCTTTTTGCATTTTACCTGTAGTTTTTTTCCATAGGTTTTGTAATAGGTTTACAGCATTTTCTGACATCTTGCTAATGTCATGTCCTGCGTCTTGTGCCCATTCTGAAAATGTTCTTTTATCTTCTTCAATTGGTACACCTGAAACATCTGAAATAACTTGAGCTTGTTCATCAAGTTGTCTCTGCTTATCCATATCCCATTCCTTGGCTTGCTGCACTGCCCAGTCAGCATATGCTTGCTGGTTTTCTGGAGATGACATTTTTGATGTATCTACTTCAACGTTATAATATAAAGGTTTTAAAGCCTCATGCATTTCCATTTTAGACATGCCAGAACCTGCATCTGGATCTGGATTACCTTTAAGAATTTGTTTACCAAAAAGGTTTACTCCTTCTCCTCTTTTATTTATATCAAGGAGAGCACCTTTGCGGTTACCATAGTCATCTACCTCATTAGAAAATAATTCATTATTTACTGTAGAAAATGTATTTATAAAATCAGCTAAAATATTTGTTGACGGTGGTGGCATAAGTGGTGCAACAGCATAATTTTGATTAGACATATATTCATTCTTAGGTCTTCTCAAATTATTTGCTAATGTGTTTTTATCCATATTAGATTCATCAGGAATAAAAACACCATTAATATATTGTCCAGTTTCTTTTCCTTGTTCTGCTTTAGGAGCATCATGACCATACCCTGCATCTTTAAGTCTAAGATGAGTAGCCATATCATTAGCTTTTATTTTTCTATCTCCTTTATACATGAAGTGTGGTTTAAACTCTTCTTGCTCACCACCCTCTTCTTTTTTCCATTTAGCTGCATTACGTGCAAAATTAGCCATCTTAACTACAGATGGGGGATACTTAGCTTTATTAGCTAAAACCTTTCTAGCAGCTTCCTGTACACCCATACCACGTTTCTTTGCCCATGCTGTAAACTTACCTTCATTCTCTGGTTTAATTTCTATACCAGATTTAGCCATTGTTCTTACCTGCTCTGAAATGTCTACTTCCTGTTCTTGAGATTGTGCATTTGCTGCAGCCTCTCTTTCTCTTTTAGCTATATCTTTATTTCTAGCTAAGAGTTGTGGGTCTCTGTCAACTTCTTGAGGTGAAGATGGTTCAGGTGGAGTATTTACTGTTTCAAATATTGTTACAATATCTTCTTGTTCCATACCACCCATCATAAGTGCTTGACCAATAAGTTCTTGCTCAAGTTCTTGAGACATTAAACTCTTAATAATCATGACAAGATCCTTACCTTCATCAACTCCTTGTTTAATCAATTGAGTAATTTGCATTACTTTAGGATCAACCTGAGGTTGTTGAGGTGTATTTATCATACCAGGACCTTCTTGAATCATTGATCCTCCCTCTTGTTTTAAACTTATTTTGTTTGCTTTCACACTCATAATATTATAATATTAATATACAAATAATTACTCAGAATCACTAATTTATTAGGTTTAAGAATTGCCTAGGAGGTTAGTCATTATGTAATTCTGCGGTGACAATCCTCTTTGTTTTGCATCTCTATAGTGCATTCTATTTAATTTATCATAAATTTTTTCTGCTTCTATTTTATCATTACCTGTATAACCACCATTCATAAACTTTTTGTAAGTAAGGTATTTATTAACTGATCCACCAAATTCTTTTTTGCCTATAAATTCATTATAACCTTTTAAAAATCTATCATAATGATTCTCATCTGTTCTGTTATATGTATCCATATAGTAATTATACAATGCTTTAGGATCTTTACTAGATGGCAATGGGTTTTTATTTGTTCCATATTGATACCTTGATGCAGCAACATTTGCTCTTACATCATTACGTAAATAGTCATCCATATTATCTAGGTCATAACCCATACTGTCAAACCAGTCTATATATTTTTTTTGACTTGAAGTATAATCATTTGCACCTTTTCTAATTTCAAACATATGTTTATAAGCTATATCATCTATTGACATAGGACCTCTTGTATAATCTCTACCATAAGCATCTGCATTAGCCCCATAAGAATTTTCCATAAAAGCAGTCATAATTAACAAATCTCTTAAGTTTTCATCTCCTCCTTGGTTATCTACTATAAAATTAATTGCATCAGTAAGTTCAGTTCTTCTTTTTTGAGATATTTCATCTATATCTCTATATGGGTTATATGTCTTTTTAGCCAACTGTTTGTTTAAAGCATCTAAGTTTTTTTCTACTTCTCCTTTGTCTTGGTATTTTTCTAAACCAGTTTGATCTGGTATTTCTGTCCCATCTTGAAAGCTACCTCCAAGTCTTTTATAAAATTTATTTAGGTTTTTCATAATACTTTCTGAATTACCTATCATACTGTTATACCCTGGACCAGTTATACCATCTCTCATAAATTTAACTAACTCAGGTGGTAAAACATATTCTCCTTTTACAGGAAGATTACCTGTACCACCACTCATATTTAAAGCTCTTTCTGTACCTCCTTGTGTAATATCAAATAACTTTGCATCTGCAGGATCTAAATATACAGATATAAGTCTTTTTGGATCTGCAGATTTTAGTCTACCACCTTTCAAAGTATTCTTTGCATTATTTAAATAGAAAGGTCTAACTGAATCACTAAACCAATTACCGTCTTCATAGTTTCCAAATGATTTATTATTTACATTTGCATCCTCAATTCTATTTAATCTTACTGCTTTAGATTTTGGTAAAAGTTTCTTAGTACCATTTGAAGTAAATACTTCCACCATATCATCTGCTGTTGCTTTAACTATATCATCTGTAGATTTTGCTATATTTTTAACTATTGGTACAGATGCTTTTACACCTGGTTTCAATAAAGATTTAACCGCACCTACTCCAACATAAGTACTTGGATCAGTAAGCACATCTAAAGCAAATGCACCCCATGGATTTTCTACAAGTGGATTTCCGTCATCATCTACTATTCCTGATAGAGTTTTCATATCTCCATCATTTATATTTTTGAATGAATAATCACCTTTGAGTGCAGGCATTGCATCTGTAAAATTAAATTCTTTATCCCCACGTTCTCCAAAATATTCTCCTGCTTCAGCTACTAATGCACCTGGTACACTTAATACATCAAGAGCATTTGATAACGGAGCTAAAGTATTATCATATAATGCATCTGTCCATTTATAATCATCATCTGTTGCAAGTTTACGTATAGAGTTTATAATTCCAGCAGGTCCACCAAATTGTTTATATATATTGGGGTCAGTCATATCAAACATACCATTATTACCTATTGATGATTTTAATTGTTTATTAGATGGAAAAACAATTTCCCAAGCATCTTGAATTGGCCTAATATTACTTATACCTCTATTTTGATTTTTTATTGCAACATCATATTGTAAAAGCTGATCTACTCTTGGAGCTCCTTTTCTATGAAAATTAAAAAGACTTGTAGGTAAATTTTTATCAATTAATTCTCCAACTTTACCAAACCCTATATCTCCTCCAGAGTTATCTATTAATTCTTTTGACGTTATAGGATTATTCCCTCTTCCATATAATTCATAAAGAGTAGGTTCAATTTCCCCATCATGAAATCTTTTGCCAGATATTGTATAACTCTCTGCGGTTGTTTTACTAGGTGTTGTATATATCCCTGATCCAGAATAACCTGCGTCACCTAATTGATACATTGACTCATCAAAAGCATCAAACTTTCTAGGTGATCCATGATAAACTACCATAGGTGAACCATCTGGATTTATTAATTTAGAGTCACCAAAAGCTTTTTTATAATTACTACTTCTTTGTTGTACCCATTGCTCAGGTGTTCCTGCAAATTTAGAACCATCAGGATTCTTCATCCAAGTCTTATTTGCTTTTGCTGTCTCTTCTATAAGATTATATTCTTGTAATAATTTTTGGTTTTCAGGAATAGCTTTATTCCACTTACTCCAATCTATTTGAGATTTAAAACCATTTGTACTTTCAAATAGATCTTTTAAATACCTAGCTCCTTTTTTTGCATATGGTTTTACCATTTTACCTAAAGCACCCCACTGTGCTTGTGGAAGATCTCCATCACCTACCGGACCTCCATACGCAAAAGGAGGGTTATCTATTAACACATCCATCTCATTAATCTTAGTTGGTTTAAATTTGCTATCATTTAGCAATATGTTTTCTATTTGATTGCCGTTTTCATCTACAAGTTGTATAACATCAAATCCCTCATCTCTTATAGCTTTAAGTTCTGCATCAGTCCATTTATGATGCATTGCATGGTTACCTTTACTTAGATCACTTTTAAATATTTTAAACTTGGTATCGGGTGAAAATATACCATCTATTTTACTCTGATGACCAGGGCGTGTTATTAGCTCTGTTCTCATTATAGGATCATTATAATCAATTACCCACTCTCCATCAACTAGCTTGCTGTTATAACCCTTATTTATTTTTGTTGCTTTTTCTGCTTCTGTTAATGGAAATTCATTAAACCCTACCTTACCAGTATTTCCTACCTCATTGTTTATTGTTCTAATTATAGGACGGCCTTGACCAGGAATAAAAGGTATACCCTCATCAATCTTTCCATATGCACCTAATGAGTTGTCAAAATATCTAGTATCTCCTACCGGTGCAAACCACATTGGATTACCACTATATATCTCATCAAGTGCATCAGTGAGAGCAAATTCTCCACGGTTAGTATTTACCATATGTTGCTGAGGAATAACTTGTCCTTTTTGATTAAATCCTATTTGTTTAGGTAAAGGTGTAGCTGAAGGTTTAGGTAAAATATTTGGATCAGTTAAATTTGTAAATGATTCAAGTACAGCCTTTTTACCTTTCTTAAGTATTTCTTTAGCACCCCTTACTAATGGTGCAGCAGTAAAAGGTATTAATCCAAATGCTGCATATAATGCTGCATCTGTATATTTATCTTCTTTAGCTTTTGATAATGCATGTACAAAATCAGGAATAGGATTAAATATGGCAGCAGCATCTAATATTGCATCTTTCTCTTCCTTATCTGGCTCATAACCAAATTGCTCCATCCAAAAATTCTTTTCTTTTTTTAAACCTTTTGCATCTATAAATTTACCTATATTTGATTTCTCAAATGTCTTCCAATCATTATACCAACTTTCTCCACCAGCTTGTGCTAATGGTATTTCTCTTCCACTCTTTGCTAGCATTGGAGTTTCCATTACCATATCACCTGGAAACTGATAATTGTTCTCAGGGAACATGATTTGCTCATTTCCTAAATTATCAATACCATGTACAGGAAAATCTACACCCTCCATAGTTATATTACCTGAGTCAATAATATTAAAAGGATTATTTATATCATCACTATAACGTTTATAACCTTCTACTGATATATATTGTGTTATATCTTGCAAAAACTCATTTGGTCCACCCGGTAATCCTATGCTTTTTTTCTTTCCCATGCTATCTCTGTGATAATAATAATTTAGTATTCTCTAATCTTAATAGCATTTTTTTATTTCCTGATACTTGTCTTCTAAGTAAAACATGATTAGAATAATGTCTAAACTTTTTTCTTTGAGTTTCAGGTTTAAAGTAATTAAGATTTGTTTGGTTTAGTGGTCTAGTATACCCATTGCATTGAGTGTTAAAAACAGATTGCTCAGAATTAGTAAACTCACCTCTGTCATTAGTAATATCCCAAAATTGGTTTATTCTAAATTTATGTTCTACTTTAGATGCTAACACTGTCATATCATTAGCAGTTACTATAGGATATGTCAATTCACCCCATGGATTATTAAATGGTTGTGAAGTAATATTTAATAAACCTGACACCTGATCATTATTATAAATAATAGCCTTATCAAAGTTAAATAGTAAATCTTCATATTTATCACCACCACACATATTATACTCAGGCTCACCTTTGTATATATATGTCTCTAATTGATATTCTATACTTCTTATAGTATTTACTTGCTGACCAGTGTTATTAATTAATTCTACCTCCCAAGCATAACTATCACCGTAATAATTTGCAAATAAATCACATCTAACATTGTGTCTCCAAAATGATCCTACTTTATAATTAGCTTGTACAAAATCAGCATAGTAGTAATTACATTGTGGTGGTGTTGGGTCAACCCAGTTAGGATCTCCTATGTATCCTAGCTCAGGGAATGTATCTGGACAAGTACCTAAAGCAGTTGTAACTGTATTTACGGGACCTGGAGGGCAGTCTGGACATTCTACCTTTCTGCATATAGGTGGATTAATATCATCACAAGTTCCCGTTTGTTGTGTATAGAAACCTGTACCACCTAGATCAGGATATATTAAAGTATAACCTGAAGGACAACTACAGTCATATGGTATAGAACATATATCTGCAGCTATTGCATTTGCAGTTTGTGTTAGTGATGCAGGATTATTTGCTGCCATAGTAAATTGACCAGGACCTGGTACATTAGCACCTGTTGCACCATAATAAGCACTTGCAGGCCCCACCCCACTACCTGTTGGACCAACTGTCCATTGATCTATAATTGTTGAATTTCCAACGTTTGCATTATTTGGACCTACAAATACAGCAAGTAATTCTTGATTAAGAGGTCCTCCTGAACCAGGTATAAGATTTGCACTTTGTAGTTGAGAAAATGAAGTTGGGGTTAATGGATCTTGTCCGTTAAATATAGCTGTACCATCAGTTACTCCTATTAATACTTGTCTAAAGTTTGGATCTGCAGATCTTGCTGGATAATTAGCAGCTAATGCTGAACCAGCTTTATTGTTTAACTGAATTAAGCCATCAGTTCTGGCAGCTTGTGGATTTGTTCCACCCCCTATATTATTAGGACCAGGAGGTGTATTTGTCCAGTTATTTTGATACCAAGTTCTTGCTTGAGCCCCTGTGACACTACTTAACATAGATTCTCCTGTACCAGTTGGGTTTCCTATTGCTGTACCAACTGCCCATACTTGAAAACCTATTTGAATAGTACCATTAGTCAAACCTGCTTGTATAGCAGGATCATCTATAAAAGCTACTAACCATGTTAATTCTGCATCTGCTAAACTATTTGTATTAGGTAGAGGAGTACCTGTACTACCAGATGCATCCATACATACTACTATATCTATCAAACAATCTTGTGGTCCACCTGTAACAGTTGCGGGTATATCATCTACTGTTACTGTTTGTGGCTCAGTAATATTTATAATATTTTCACATTCACCTGTTGTAGAATTAAATGTATATCCTGGAGGACATATTGGAATTTCACTATCAATTGTTTTTGTAGTGAAGAAATGATTTATACTTGGTAATGCAAATTCTGGATGCCAATCATGGAATGATATCCATGCGTTAGCTTTAACATCATAACTTATAGTCCAAGAACAATCATCAAAAAAGATTGGATCACCTATAGCTACAGGTATATCCTTTACTTGCCAAGGCACATCAATCCTTACTGGTAAACTTAAATCATCAAAAAATGTTGCTTTATCAGCCCACTCAGATTTTAATGAAAAATCTTTCTTCATAAAGTAGACTATGTCATCATTAGGATCATACATAACTTGACAACCCACTCCTACTACAGGATTGTCAACCCATTCTGTACCTTCTGATTGTGGGAATTGTTTTATAAATCTTGATGGTAAATATTTATTAAACCACCATTTCATCCCTTGATTAGATATAGCATTTAATCCTTTACCAGGTGTAAATTGAAATATCTTACCTTGAGCTTGAGAAATATAAAATAGTCCAGCTGGTGTATTTATAATACCTCTCTGACTCTCTAATGATCCATATTCATTACTTAAATCAGAATTAACTATATTCATTAGCTTCTGCTTAAACAATGCTCCGTCTCCTACTGATACTAATGTATTTACATCTGTTTTTAATTGAAAAGATCCATCAAACATTTGTGGTGATTGATATGGGAAAAATATTACAGCTCCATTTTTATTAAATGGTTTTATAACTGAAACTATATTTTTAAAATCTTTATAGTTAGCAAATAAATATTGTCTCCAATAATCTTTTCTATCTTCTTCATTAGCTTGTAAAGAATAGATCAATCTCTTTGGGTAAGCTGTATAACATGTTTCTGCAACCAAAGGATTATAGTCTCTTGGTTGTATCTCAGCAAAGTTTGTGTTTTGTGTTATAAACTTTGATGGGCTAAGAGATTCATCATACTTATAAAAATTATCAAACTTCTGTATCTCAGCGTGAAATAAATCTCCTAAATCATTATATTCATATGTATCATAAAATCTTCTTTCTTTAGGTTCTTCCCAATCTCTATAAGCTATATTAATTTCTGTCTCAACATAAAAATCATTTATACCATTTACATGAGTATACATGTATGCATGATTCATGGCAAAAGTATAATTTAAACTATCACCATTAAAAAGAGATAATGGAAAAAAGTCCCAGCCACAAGTATTACCTCTATCTAAATAGTAATAGTCATTTGGTAGATCATTGCTATTTGGAGTAAATACAGCACTTAAACCAAATGTAGATACCAGCTCTGCTAATGATCCTAAATCATACTTTCTACTATTAACCCAATATCTTGGGTAAGGAATATTATATCTTAAAAAGTAATCAAATGGATAACCATCATATTGCCCTATTAAAAAATCTGTAAATAAAGGCATAATACATTTCTCAGTATATCTACCAATAAATACATCACCACTAAATACTGCTGAACTAGTATACTTAAAATCTACAGGATTTGTTTGATCAAGATTATTAACACAACCTCTCATTTGAACTTGTTTAATACCATCAAGCTGACCATATTGATTATCCATATTAAATTTAAGTGCACCATAAAGTGCAGATATATTTGATCCCCACGGGCCTTCTGGATTTAATAATCTTTCATTTGCATTCCCCCAATTAACTCCTGAAGCAGCATTTGAGTTAGATGGACAATATCCACCTAATGTAAATCTTGAGGTGTCTTGAACTGCATAAAGATTAGAATCAATAGGATCTACTGTAGATATTGCAACTGTGTTTGGTCTAAATAAATTATTTATTTTATATTGATTTTGATCAAATGTTTGAAATGATGAACCAATGTAGTTTGCAGCTTCATTTAAAGTTCTATATGTAGCATTTATTGAACCAGCACTAAAGTTACTATAGAACCCATGTGAATTGTATTTAAAAGTGTGTTCTTCAAAACTAGTTAAATTATAAATAAGATCAATAATTTCTTGTCCTCCAACAGCAATGTTTTTCTGTAACATTGTAGTAGACATTGCTATTCTAAATACTCTTGATAAGTTTGACTCTGAACTGTCTAAGGTAACACCTTGCTGAGCACCACCACCCATAAGACCCATACCATTCTGTGGTCCCTGTGTAGTTGCTTGAATATTTTCTATTGCTTGGTCTTCTAATCTATCTTTTAATGTTTCATCAACACCAAGACCTTGTAATAAATTATCTACTCCAGCACCAAATAATTCTCCAAGAAAATTAAATATGTTAAAAGGTCCACTAGCAGTTTGTGTAGTCACATAAGCATCAATTGCATCATGTGCACCAGTTTCTGCATTACCTCCTTTTTGATTATTGGTATTGTTCTGTCCAGTATTATCTGTACCACCACCACTAGCATTAAAAGTATCTGTAGTAACCAGAACTGCTGGCGGTACAGTTGCTGTTGCAGTTAAAAATTCATTAATATTAAGATTCTTGAATTTTAAAAGCCATTCAGGAAATGCATTATTAATAGCCTGAGTAGGTAAAGATTTAGTATCTGGTGTACCATTAATATTTCTAAAAGCATAACCAATACCTATAATAGCAGATAAGTATGATGTAATATTTCTAAGTAGTTTTTGCTGTGGATGTTTTTCAGAAGGTATAAAACCACCTTGTGCTTTACCATTTATCTGACCATAGAATACAGTTTCATATGCATTTAAATATGGTTTCGTAAACATTAAATCAGGTGAGTGGAATGTAAATACATCTTCTGTAAAACCACATAATGCATTATAGTTGGCTACTGATCCTGCTACGCCATTATCACATCCTTCTGTTCTTCTATGTGTAGTATGATATACATCACATCTTAAATCATTATATGGGTAATTAGGATATAAACCTTGTGCATTACCTAATAAATTTTGATCAGCAGGTACATCATACTTACGCATGTTTTTAAACATACCTTTAGCAAGAATAGTTTTATTACCTAACCTTGATCCTCTTAATACTTCATAACCTTGAATATTTAGAATAGGTGTACCATCATTATACAATGGTCTTTTTATATTTGAAAACTCTACTCCTAAAATACGTATACCACTATCATTATTATCAGATATAGTTAATAAAGGATCTACCATTTCACTAGGCATTTTGTGATGCCTAATAAACTCACCACATAATTCAGCACTAGGATCAAACTCATTTGACCAAGTGTGTGAACTTGAATTCCAAATTTCTGGAGTTTTATCAGGATACCTTTCTGTTGATTCCCAATAACCCATTTGACCCCTAGCTATAATATTACTACCATCAGGCTGAGGTTCTACTGGTACAGCACCACCTGAGGCTGTATTATAAACTTTAAATAATGGATCACCATCTGGATCTAAAACATTAGTACCAAATATAACTTCTCTTTCATTTTCAATATTACCATTAGGTAAAGTATAATCTTGTGGTCCTCTACCTGGTATGTGATATGATGAAGATCTTTCTCCAGTATTATATATCCACCTTATAAAAAAGGCATACTGCTCATCACGCATAAAGCCAATCTTATTACCAGCATTTATATAATAATCTTGACTAACTTCATTTATAACCCAGTTTGTTCTAATGTTATTAGCCAAAGGCTGATAATTAAAATCAAACTGCTCAGTTGGTCCTTGTCTAATTAAATAATCATTTACCACATACATGGCTTCTGATTTTTCATACAAAGGAGACTGTCTAAATAAATCTTCAAATGAAATAGATATTAATGCTTGATCAATATAATCTACATTAATACTAGCAACTTCAGTACTATAGTTACCTATTCTTTTTGTATATATTTGACCTTGTTGTCTTATTAAAAGAACTAAATCAAAATAGAAATAATCTTTATCTAAATTGCTTAATGTAACATCTAATGATCCACCACTACCTCTATGTGACCATAGAGTTTGAATATTTGATATACCTATGTAGTCTGATATAACCTGATCATTTTCAGTATAAGCTATGTAAGCTTGGTATGCTCCATTTAATAAAGTACCACCATCAGTAGCTTTTGTAAGTTGTAAGCATGGAGTATCAACTAAAGGATGTAATCTTATCTTTTCACAATCTAAAAAAGGTGAGTCTTGATATATAACACAAGGTTCACCATCAAGATCAGGTCCTGAAACAAGTTCTTGAATATAAGGTACATTATCAATATTCATTGAGCGTGATGGATTAAGACCATCATCCCAATATACTTGCCAGGTACAATCAAAATTTTCTTTTGCTGCTCCTGTAATTAAATGTTTCTTTTTAAAATTTAAACATGGGTCATTTACTATAACTTCATATTTACATTCACTATCATCAAATCTTCCTATCTCACTACTAATACCATCAGTTGAGTATACAACCCATTCATCTGCATATCTATGTATTGCACCTATAATTGTATAAGGTATTACTCCGCATTGTAAATTAGCTGGCTCATTTCCAATAACACCTATGTCACCATCACTACTGTTGTTTGCAGCATTTATTGCATGATACCAAGAATTATTAGGCTCAAATGAGGGCGTAATATCCTTATTCATTCCTTTTGAGAATGTGTTTGTTGAAACAGAGGAGCTACTTTTACTTTGAGGTGCTTTCCTTTGTGTTGGTGCTTTTGATTTAGATGTTGCCTTCTTTTTTGCCATTACCAATAAATATTGTTAATTAATTACAAGTTGATGTAGAAGTAGTTGATGAAGTACCATCACTACTAACAACAGCTGGACCAGCTAACCTTGGATTAACAGGAGCATAGCTTAAGAACATATTGTAATAATTATGATATTGTGCTCTTCTATTAACCTCCCACATTTTTCTCATCTCTCTAAAGTCTGGTGTATTAACAAAACTCAAAGCATTATTTCTAGCAGCTCTTAATCTTTGTTCTACTAAACCTAATTGCTGAGAAACATTTTCTCCTTGCCAAACCATATTTTCTAATATTCTTTGTTTTAACGCATACTCATAATATTCATTGCAATATGGTTGATCTAATACTAATAAGTCTCCATCAGCATTTTCCATAGAACCCTGGTAACTTATATATACTTTGCCAGTTTTAAATGTAGTTATCAAAAACCCATCTTTTATTTCTGCTACGTCTAATGCTTGAGCACCTAGACCAGGGCAAAAACATGTTGGATCATTTACATTACTTATTCTCAATTGTGTCCAACTACTAAACTGTCTATATTGACTAGGACCAACTCTTTGTACTAATTGATAGCTATCAGTATCATTACATGTTTTAATAACGCAGACATCTTTACATGTGTCATCTGTACTACATGGTGCTTTATCTGAAGGTGCTGGTACATAAGGCACATCATTAAATGTTTCTACATGTGTTCCAGATGGCATAGAGTTATTTACTGTATATGAGCCACATCTAAATGCATAATTTATATATGCAAAGTCCATAGGTAATTGTGCTTTACCATGTTCTATATCTATAACTGTTTGCTTTGTTCTATGTATTTTTAATCCTAAATCATAATTAACCCGTGTTGCAACTTTAATAAGTTGTTGCGGTTCTATCATACCTTCTAATGCATAATTAGAAAAATCAATGGAAACATCTTCCATCAATTGACTGAATGTTCTATATTTATTTGATACTCCCATTATTGTCTATTTATATTACGTTTGTTGTCTGAATCCTCAGAAGGGATTTGCATTGTGCCCATCATAGTTTGAATAACTGATCCTTCTATTTCAGCAAATAATGCTTCTGGAATATAAATAGGTTGCTCATATCTTGGCGTACAGTCATCTTCAGTATCACAGTTCCATCTAGTTATATCAGAATTAAAAACTCCTTCTACTTTTAATGCATCCCATGCAATATTAGGAGAATATATATAACCATCTAACCACCAAAAATATAATGTCTTATTATATCTAAAGCTTGTTGTCTTTGTCATTGATGTGTATGTTCCAGGCTGAGTTGCCTGTAACTCTTGTGATCCATCTATAGAACTAATAGTACGGATCAATGGACCCCAGTAACCTTCTATCATATCAGGAAGTCTATGCTTTGTACGTTTTATAGTACATCCACTTTGAATTCCACTACATCCTGCTTCAACCTTATCTACTTCTATTAATTCTACATAAGGTAATGTTTTCCAAACAGAATTAAACTTCATTAGCTTGTTTGCATAGTCTTGTCTTCTCATTAAAACTTGAGCAAACTTTTCAACCAAACTATAAATATATCTATCTGTAATAAATGCATCCTGTACCTCGGCTTTAACCTGACCTCTTATTCTTGATACTACTTCTGCTATTGTTGACATGTTATTTATATTTCAAATTCATTATACTTTTTTAGAGCATGTTTGGTTTTTTCTGCTTGCTCATCATAAAGATGTGCTACTCTATATTTATTTTTCATAACCACATACTTTGTCCAATTTAAAGGGTAATGTTTAGCAACTGATCTTTTAAAATTTCTACAAGCTTTAAATCTCCATAGATCTCTATTCTTAAATCTATATTTTGCAGACCAGTTTGTATAAAATATTTTACCTATATTGCCATCTGTTTCCCAATTTTTGTTCTGTAAGACCTTGCCATATTTATTTGATAGAGCATAATCAGTATTAACAGATTGTGAATTAGGACATGTGCCAATAAACAAATACCCTAATGAATCTGGTAATTCTACTCCGTCTCTATTAGATATTGCTGCCTTCCATAAATTTTCATTATATGTTTTAATTATTAATTTTAATTTCTTATTATCTATCTCAGAGTATAAAGGTTTTTTATCTTTAAACTCTCTATATGTTTCTTCATTTAATATACCTAATCTTTTTTGCCTATATCTTGGAGCATTTAAATTGGGTTTTTTAAAATTATTTATCATACGGTTACATTTATAATTTACAAAAAAAACCCCACTTAATGAAATTAAAAGTGGAGTCTTTACAAAGCTTGGTAGGTTAATTCACATATATTTCCCATTGTAGGATGTTGAATCTCTAATTTACCTGATCTCCTATTACCTACATATTTATTACTATAATGATAATAATCAGTCTTACCTAAACTAGGAAGAGTCTTTTCTATGAATCCAGCTGTCTCATTTGAAGTCATATATTCTACCTTTCTGTCTGTATGTATATGACCTTTAAACAGTGTTCTATTAATAGTAGCACCCCATTCTCTTGGATACTCTGAAGCATATATTAAAGGATTATTTTTACTTCTTTTATCTCCATGCTCAAATGCATTAAAATTATTATGCCATACATGAACTTTTCTTTCTTCATACTTTGTATCCCAAGTTATTTCATCACTATCAATTGATTTAGATAATGCATGGACTAAATGAAAAGATGATAATCTATCATGATTACCTGGTACATATACAACCACCAAATCTTTACAAAATGCTTTTATGTAATTTATAGCCCAATGCATGGCATCAAATGCTTGCACATAAGCCTCTGTAGCTGTCATACAGTTGTCTACACCTGTTCCACTAGTGGTAGTCCCCTCAAAGGTATCCATATTGATTAAATCACCTCCTACAACAAAATACATTCTTTCTATATAATGTACTGGTGCAGCCTTACCTATCAAATATTTAATAGTATCTTCAAAATCTTTATCTATTGTATCATTACCTTCTTTTCCAAAGTGTATATCCTGTAATGATATAACCCCACATACAGGATCTAAATTATTATTTGATTTTAAATTAAACTTTGGGAGCTTGTGTTTTTTAGGTTTCCAAACATCTAATAAATTTTTAAAAAGATTTTCTTCTTGATCTTTTAGTTTAGTTACCAATGCTGACACTCTCCAGTGATCACCCATTTGTTTATTCCAGTACTGTGATAACTTCCATTTATCTGTATCAATCTTGAGCAGTTGTATAATCTCCTCTGCACTTTTAGGTTCATGATCAAACGTACCTGATATTTTTCCTTCTCCTTTATCTAAATCTATTGACTCAACAAGCTGTGATTGTTCTGCAGCTTTATGGAAAAACTTACTTCTTTTCCTGTCTTTCTTTCTTTCTTGTAAAACTTCTTTTTTTATTCTTATGTAATCATCCTCACTCATGTCACAACGTTCAGCAGATATACTGCTATTCTTTTTCCATTTTAATGAGTTGATTACTTTCTTTTTGAGAATATCCATATGTTAATTTATTTTTGTATAAAGATACTAAAAAAAAAGAGACTGGGGTAATACCCAGCCTCTCCCAACGTTTGCAGTAGAAAACCAACAAACCACTACAGTTGTTTTTTTTGTTATGCAGCCAGTGTAGAAAATAAAATTTCTATTGGTTTACAACCTGCACCTATTCCGGCATCTACTACTTTAACTTTATAAGCAGTACTAGCTACTAAGTTTGTTATAGTGTAATTTGTAATTGTTGTTACAATAGGCGTGCTATTTGCTAATGTCCATCCTGATGGAGAAACCTGAGTATCATAATAAATATTAATACCTGTGCTGTTAGCCCATATACCGTTCCATAATATGTTAGCTGTTGAACTTGTAACTTCACCAGCAAATACATTATATGGATCATGTGCCACATCTTCTGAAGTACAAGTACCCAATCCATTTGCAAATATTAATGCAAACTTTTGAATTATAGCATCAAGTCTATCACCAGATTTAATCATTATTTGTGCACTTGGATCACCTATCTGAAAAGTAGTACCACAATAACTTACACATGCTGCACACTGAATGTCATCACATCTTTCACTTCCTACACTACAATCAGTGTAAGAACATGGATTAGTTAATGCTGTGTCAGCACAGCTACATTTACTACTACATTTTGTACAATTACATGCCATTTCTTTTATTTTTTATTATGAACATCCTGCTACTATCTCAGAAGAAATTACTGACGGATCAGCACTTGTATTCCAATTTCCTCCAGTCTGTGTTGATAATTCTTTCCAAGGGAATATTTGTGTTCCATTTATCATTCCGCTCATACCAGCTCCTGCTCCACAAACAAAATACTTTATTCCATTAGCGTTTGCATCAGCAATCATTTGTTGTATCCCTGCCCATACAGGTGGTACAAATGAATCATATTGACCTCCTGGTAAGTTATCAGTTAGTATAATTACATATTTAGCAACATTAGGTCTAAGCACTCCAGATAAATTTGAAGAGCCAGTTATTAATTGAGCTGCATAATCTGTTGGCTCAGGAACAGTCATTCCTTGTCCAAGATTCACACATGTTCCATCTACACCACCATCAAGTTTATTTAATTGTGTAGTAAAGGTTGCTCCATTATTTGTAGCAAACTGTTCCCAAGAAGTAATATATTGATATGTTCCTGATGGGCTAGCAGCTACTACTTTTTGTGCAGCAGGTAAGCTTATATAATCTGCACATCCGCTATATAAAGGTTGTGGTTGTATAAACTCATCTGCAGTAACTAACGCTAATCTATAATCATTTGCACCTGATGCAGTATCTATAGTATTTACTAAACTTGCAACACCAGCTTTAACAGCAGTAATTATATTACTCATTGAGCTTGTATAGTCTAATACAAATGCTACATCCATTCCGTCTGTACATGGTGCATCTGCAGTAGCAGTAGTAAATGGTGTATCAACACAATCTGTATTAGTCTGACCATCTATCTCAATGTCTATTTCTACTTTATAAGCTGTGTTTGCAGCTAAACCAGTTATTGCCTGTGTGATTGAAACTCCAGGATTATTAACTGTATAAGTTTGTGTTGCAACTCCTGTTGAAACATTTACTATTCTTATTGTATAAGTAGCTGTTGTTCCTAATGCGTTTGAAATATTTAATGATGCTCCTGTTTGTGTCACTGCCGTTAGTAATACTGAAGTTGGACAAGGAATAATCCCTGTTATTGTTGATCCTATTCTATCTTCACATGTACTATTACCATCCGTTACTGAAAAATCAACTAAAATAGATAAATCTCCAAATGTATTTAATGTTGGAATAGCAAAGTTAAATCCTCCTGGAGAACTTTGTAATGCTGGTACATCTACTGTAGCAGTAACTGATACATTATCATCATCAGTAATAGTAATCACACTAGCACCCACTGAACTATTAAAAGATCCTGGAATACTTGAAGCATTAAAGTCAAAATTAATTGATGCAATTATACCTGCAGCATTTAATGATGATGTTGCTGTATATGCAAAAGTTACTGAATCACATCCTGAAGGACAACAGTTATCTTGTATTGTTGAAATAGCACTATACATATCATCTATTACTACCCAAGCATTTTGCATGGATTGTGCTAATGTAGATGGTGAATTATTCCAACCTGTAAAACTTCCATAAGAAGTATTAGGTAAGGTTAATGATGCTGATGTTCCTTGTATTGTTGTTTGTGATATTGCTGAATTAATAGCAGCTGGTAATCCTACTGCTGTCTCTAAAGCACAAAATCTAGCCTCAAGAGCTAGAAGTAATACAGAAACATCTGTTAAGTTTCCTACATTAATTATACAAGTTGGTATAACTTGTTTCTCTGCAACTACACCAGAGCATGGTAAAACACATGCTTCTAAAGTAGATATCCTAGTATCATAACTAGTAAGAGTTGTATTTATAAGTTGAATACTTTGTAGGTTAGTACATACCTGTTGAGCTATTAGAGTAGCAAACTCATCTAAACGCAGCTCAGTAACAGGATTTCCATTAGCATCATTGTATTGTAAACAAGCAGGTAGCACCATCATTGGTAGATTACTTTCTACTTGTGATTGTGAACTTGTTCTTGCTGTTGGTTGAGGCACTTGGCCTGTTCCAGTATTATCACATATTTGTGTAACCATTGCCTGTAAAACAGGAACTAATGTTGTAGGAGTAGTACCTGCTATATTAAGACATGTTAAATCTAACCCTGATAAGTTTGGATTAGCATCAACACCATTGGTAATCATGTCACATACCTTTGTAGCTAATTTTGCTGTTACGTCACTAATAGAATCACCATTGCATAAATCTATGCAGCTGATATCTGGCCCTTGCCATATAACGCAATTAGATGATATATTATTACATCCGTTTGTTGTGGCACTTGAATTTGTTGGAATCATAGATACTTATTTTTTACTATAATGCAATGTCTGGTTATAAACTATACATTAATAATATACAAAAAATTTTAAAACCAAACAAACAATGCTCAGTTTTAAAATTTTTTAAATAAGTAAATATGTAAGGAAGTATTAGGCTACTACTTCTGCATTTTCTTCTACTGCAGATAATGTACCGTCTTCTAAACTAATATTAACAGATCCATATTTATCCTCTAATGCAGCTGTAGTATCTTTCCATTCTGCTTGAAGCTCAGTATGTCTTTCACACAATGTATTTTTTACTAATTCAGCATTACCTATATTCATCAACAAAGTGTTGATTTTTTGTTGAAGATCTTTTACATCTTCTAGCTCTTTCTTAGTGAGCTTTTTTGCTTTTGATTTTGCCATTTGACTTTGGTTTTAAATATATTAATATGATTCAAAGATAATTAAATTTTATTTATTTCCAAGGAAGATCTTCAATTATTTTTACATCAGGAAATAATTCATCCTCAATCATTTGTGAAAGGTGCTGTAAATAAGCCTCTCTTATATTCTTTTTTAAAAAAGTAATTACTTCTGATTTAGTTAATTGATTATAGTCTTTTAATAAAACTGGATCTTTAAGATCTTTAGGTATTGTAAGTGATCCACTAACAATGTAATTACCAGGCTTAATCTCTTTCTTTAAACTTTTTGGAATAACTAATGTACCCTTGTAGTCAAAAAACACTTCTAATAATATATTATTCTTATCAGCAATGAATTTTGTTATCTCAAAACTATATCTAATAAATGGCTTTTCTATTTTTTTAGCAAAAGGTCTCTCAACAACTTTCTTAACTATAGGCTTTCTCTTAATTGGCTTCTTTATAGTTGCTTTCTTTTTAGTTGCTTTTTTTACTATAGGTTTTTTACTAACCGCTTTTTCCTCAACCACTTTCTTTTTTACTTTTTTCTTTGCCATTATTTATTGATTTAATCTATTTTTTACAAAGTGCAGATGCAACTACTCTACCATTACTATCTATTTGTACCCAATTCCCATTACCTATTTTACAAAATCCAGTAGCTAATTTTGTTGAACAACCTGAATTACTATATACATAATCTCCTGAAACTGGAAAACTACTACTACCATCATGATAATATGTTTCTGTAACTGATGCAGCACATCCAAGACCTTCAGTAGCAAATACTTTTGTACTACTGTATGATGTACAAGTGCCTGCAGATGCTCCATAAAAATCACTCATACTTATTTGGCCAGATGCTACACCGGCTAAATTTCTAAAGTCAGTATCACCTAATCCATTTTGAGCATTTTGTGCTTCCCCAAGTTCTAAGTTAATAGATCTATTGGCAGTTGTACCACCTATAGACATTGTTCCACTACTTGCTAAGGCCATCTAGTTGTGCTTTAAGGTGATCAATTTGTTTCTGTTGGTCTTTTACTGCTTCTATAAGGTATCCTACTAGGTTACCATATGCTACAGATTTCAAGCCATCCTCTTTCTCATTGGTCATTACTAATTCAGGTGCAACTTTTTCTATTTCTTGTGCAATAACACCAGACCCAGCTTTACCATCTTTAGTGTATGAGACACCTCTCATATCTAAAACCTTAGATCCATCTAAAGTTTCTATATTATCTTTTAATCTTTCATCAGAAAATGCAGTAACATTACCAGTAGCTGTAAAGTTTCCATTATCAGCATCAAAAGTAAATCTTGTAGCATTACCACTATTTCCATCTCTTATCTTAAAGTCCTCTCCATTATTTATATCCATAAACATATCAGAACCACTAAAGTACATTTCTACATCATCACCAGTTCCAAAACGTAGTATATCATTATCAGCTAAATCAAGAGCTCCTCTAACATTTAGTGTATTAGTAACAGTCCAGTTAGTAACTTGGGTATTATCCTGCTGCATAAAAGGAAAGTCTGCTAATGCAAAAGCTCTTGTTTCACCACTAGAAGATGAATCTAAGCCAACCATCACTATATCATCTATTTCTGGTTCTCCAGTACCACTAGGACAATCTGCTGTAAGACCACTAGTACCATAGTCTACAGATACAGTTCCTGAACCAGTTATTGATCCACCAGTTAACCCACTTCCTGTGGCAACAGATGTAACAGTACCTGTGTTTGTAGTATATCCAGATCCATTAGTTAATTGATTATTATTTGTGATAGTACAGTTTAGCGTTACTGAACCTGAAGTCCCTCCACCTGACATACCCGTTCCTGCAGTAACAGCTGTAATGTCCCCTGAATTATTAGTAAATGGTAAACTACCTACAGTAGTTTCAAATACATTACCAGAAGAATTTGCAATAATTAAAAAATCTCCTGTACCAATTGCACCAGTAGCAGTTGGAGCTGCTTTTATAATACTATCAGTTCCTACGTAGTCTACACTTACAGTAGGCGTTCCACTTGAACCTCCACCAATCAATCCATCTCCTGCAGTAATACCATTTATATCTCCAGTACTTCCTGTAGTTATAGCAGTTACTCTACCATAAGCATCAACTGTAATGTTGTCTATTTTAGTAGAGTTGGATGTTGAGCCATATGTCCCAGCACCAACTCCTCCTGTTGCCATATTTAATGTTACACTACCTGATGTTCCTCCTCCTGTTAAATTAGTGCCAGCTACTACTGCTGTAATATCACCTTGAGGAATACTTGGGAAAGTTGCTAAAGAACCATCACCCCTTACGTAAGAAGAAGTATTGCCTTGCCAGGCTAATGTCAGTGTACCATTTCCTGTTAAAGTGTTAGAAGTATCTAAAGCATCACCATTTGTTGTAGCATTAATACTGCTTATTGTACCTGTTGTGGAACTTGTACCTGCACCTATAAATTGTCTTATAGCTGAAGGGCTACTACAAAAACGTATATACCTATCACCACCATTATTAACTCTAAAGGCCATTCCTCCAGATATAGTGGATTGATTAGCAAAATCAGACTTAAATAATCTTGCTTCAAGATCTCTATCACTATTTCTATAAGCAATAGTAGATGCTGTTGAGGCAGTTGTTGCGTTAGATGTTACTGTAAATGTACTGTTGCCAGTTTGATTTGCAGTTGCACTCATTGAACCACTCAAACCAAGACCACTTGTAGCACCATTAATTTGACCATTTCCAACATCCGGTATTGATGATGAAGTTATGTAGCCAGAATTATTAGTCCATTGAGATATATTACCACTTTTATTTGTAAGCGTATTAGTTGATGAGGCTGTTATATATCCTGCTCCGTTAGTTAACTGATTGGTATTAGTAATATCACAATTTAATGTAACACTTCCACTTGTACCACCTCCACTCATTCCTGTACCCGCAATAACGTTTGTTATATCACCTTGTGGAATACTAAATGATGTAGTTAAAGTACCACCATCTTGTTGTGTAAGAGTAAGTGTTTTTGTAGAAGAACCTGAATCACTGAATCCAGTAATCATATTATCATATGCAGAATTAGATTCTGTTGATCCACCACCACTCCAAGTTACTGCACCACTAACAGTTAAAGCATTTGTACTACCATTAAATGTTAATCCTGAATCACTTGTTATGTTTGATGAACTATTCCAATATGCTACTCTACCAGATGAACCACTACCTGTTACATTACCAACTTGGGTATTATCTATCTTCTGCCAAGCATCTGTTGCTTGATCAGAAAATACTGCCCAATCTCCTACGGCCCAATCTGTGATGCCATCTAGGTTAGTAGATCCAGCTACAGATACTATATAGTATTCTCCTACTGTCCCTGATCCACTTGTTAATGTTGGTGAGTTTGTACTTGCATTCCATACTCCATCATATTTTAATACCCCTGTTATAGCTGTATCAATAGCTGTTTGTATCTGTGCTCCAGTTGCTAAATTAGAAGAAGAAGAAGATACTGTACCTGTTTTTGGTGTTAATGTTACAGTTGTACTACCACTTTTAGTTAATGTGTTACTATTACCAGAGTTTATTGTATTTACTTGACCAGTTGCTCCTGTTGTTACCGCTGTAACCCTTCCATATGCATCTACTGTAATATTATCTATCTTAGTACTGTTAGAAGTAGAACCGTAAGTTCCTGCTCCAACACCACCAGTTGCCATGTTGATAGTAATTGTTTCATTACTACCTTGATTAGTTGTAAAATTACCACCAGTTGTTAAGTTGGTACCTGCAGCTATAGTTATAGTTGCGTTGTTTACTGTAGGTAAAGATGATGAGGTTATATAACCAGCACCATTTGTAAGTTGGTTATTGTTTGTTATTGTATTGCTAATAGTAAGAGTTCCACCACTTGAAGTAGAAGTAAGTTCTGTTTGTATACCTGCACCCTGAGCAAAAGTTACAGTCTCACCATTGGATACCGTGCTTGTTTCAGTGCCATTACCTTCTTTTAAAATCCAAGTAGACATAGAACCTCCTGATGAAGTTACATATCCAGCACCATTAGTCAGCTGATTATTGTTGGTTATATAGTTAGCATTAGTTGCACCTGTATATCCTAAACCAAGTAAAGTAGCTGTAGCAGACGTTAGACTTGTAACATGTCCATATGTATCCAGTGATACGTCTTGTATATATGTTACTCCTGAATTGTTTACAGAACTTTGACTTGATGTATCTGCGTGTGATAAAGTTCCAGTTGAAGTTATAGTTCCACCTGTGAGTCCACCACCAGTTGCAACAGAAGTAACACCACTACTTACACCACCAACAGCATTATCAACATATGTTTTATTAGCTGCGTCAGTTCCAGAACTTACTGTATCAACACCTTGTATTCTAC